CCGCTTGTAAATAACTTTTTTCATAAAATGTGAAATTTTTTCATTTTTCGTCATTTTTTTTTCACAATTTCGCAGATTTTCCGTCCAACCGTCCGTCGAAGCCTGGAAAATGACTCTAATCCGCCTTTCACGGACCTTAAGGTATTTGCTGATCCCTTCGGGAACCTTCGGACCTTATAAGGTATTCATGGTTTCTTGTACAGCCTTTATGCAGCCATTACCGAATGAACTTTTAATTATTATACAAGACTATGTAGCACATGTAAATAACAAAATTCATATATTAGTAATTTTTTGTTATTTACAAAATGCCTGCATCTGTATAATATAACATTATGCAATTACGGCCAGCACAACAAGATGTTCTCGATCATGTGCGCGAGGCAATGACAAGCGGAAAGAAAGACATATTCATTCAAGCGCCTACAGGAACAGGAAAGAGCCTTATCGCTCTTGAACTCTCTAAGATTTTAGCGGAGAGTGGATATATGTCATACCTGCTAACAAGTGAAAAGTCTTTACAGCAGCAATATGAATATGACTGTAATGTAAAGTTCAAATCACGCCATTCAGACGTTAAATCAATCAGCGGTGTCGATACATACACGTGCGACATTAACGGAGAAAAATTCTCGCTAGGAGTTTGCCGCTCGCTAGGATTGTCATACTCCGAAGCAAATGAATTACCTTGCGCTGGAACATGCGCTTACATTCAACGCCGACGCGCAGCTATTCAGTCTCCACGCTCGCTAATGAATTATTCTTACTGGCTAATTCAAATGAATTATGTCCTGCGCAAGATGGGTGATAAGTCTCCATTTCGCACGCGTGACGTAATCATTTGCGACGAAGCGCATAAGATACCTGACATTGTGGAAAGTCATTTTGCGTGTCGCTTAAAACCCGAAACGGCTGATCGTATAAACGGAGTCATTGGCGCACTCCGTAAAATTGGACATATGTATGATGTACCCACAATCCCACTATACACCGCAATCACCGAAGCGCTAAAGATTCCGGAAAAGTCAAATCCACATAATCATCACGTTGCGCTGCAAACGGTCTATGCCGAATATACAGCCGTAAAGAACACGCTTAATCTAATTAAAGAGAGCCTCGCGTCTTCTTACATTCCTGGCGGATATGACAATGCTAACTTAACAGCTTGGCATAAGAACCTTCCCCGCGAAGTAAAGAGTCTATTTACACTAGCGGACGATATTAAGGACCATCACTGTAAGGTCGAGGACTATACACAAATGATCCAGCAACATGGGCTACGCAATCTTGTTGTATGCGATGAAGATGGTGAACGTGCATATCACAATATGTCTGACCATCTGCTGTTTCATCGACACTTCCGAAACTTTGCGCGTACACGTGTATACATGTCCGCTACGCTGCAGCCAAAGCTGCTGATTGACCGCTGGAAGCTTGATCCTTCAAAGTGCTGCATTATTAACGTGAATAGCGATTGGGATCCCGATAAGTCGCCAATTGTGTTGTGTAATACAGCTGACATGGGATATGCTGGCGGGCGTGATAGCGTCAATAAAGCCGTAAAGAAGATTGATGAATTGCTTGATTCACATCTAAATGAGCGTGGTGTTATTCATACCGTAACTCATCTAATTGCCGAAGAACTTAAAGCTAACAGCCGTCATTCACATCGTCTGCTAACATATTCAAATACAGCCGAAAAGCTTGAGCTGCTTGATCAGCTCGAAAACAAGCCGCATGATTCGGTTCTTGTTGGCCCGTCACTATTCACGGGTATTGACCTTGCGGATGATAAAGGTCGATTTAACATAATCACCAAGCTCGCATTTCCAAATGTCGGAAATACATTATGGGCCCGCCGATTTAAATTTGCGCGCGATGTTTACTTAGGTGAGACCGCGGCGGTACTTGAACAAAGTGCAGGTCGCACTACACGCCATGCTGACGATTATAGTACGACCTACATACTTGATTCGCGTGCTAAGGATTTCCTCAAGTATTCGCGACGATACTTAAGTGATACCTTTATGGACCGATTGGTTAAGCCTCAAGGACGCTAACGATGTAGCGAAGAATCTTGCTACGAACAATTTCGCTTTCACCAAACTTGAACAAATGAATGCCATGTGCAGCTGAGTCGTCATTATTGAAGCGTGTATAGATTTCCTTATACCCGCTAAGCTTGCCAATATCACTTTGCTTAAGGTCACCGCAAACGATGTAACGCGTATTGCGACCAAAGCGTGTTAGAATTGTTACAAGCTCACCTTTTGTTAGGTTCTGCGCTTCGTCGACAATAACAACCGAATCATTGAAAGTTAGTCCGCGAACAAAGTTCACTGGGATAGCTTGCAGGATTCCGTTTCCTTTAAGTTGCATTGCAGTACTTTCATCGGTAATTTCCTTCGCCTTTTCAATTAACGGCATTGCATATGGGAGGAACTTATCATCAACCTCACCTGGTAATGCGCCAATTGAGCGCGATGCACTTTCAATAACACTACGGATGTAAATGATATTTTTGATCTTTTGCTCCTTAAATAATTCAAGTGCACCTAGAACAGCAATATATGATTTCGCGGTTCCTGCGCTGCCATCAACAAAAGCTATGTTTGTTCCGTCTGCTTTAGTGCAGTCATAAAACGCTTTATGCTTTTCGTTAAAATGGAAAGGCTTTTTGATCTTGAAGTTTAGCGTCCAATTTAATGCTAAAGAAGACTCAATGTTGTCCATTGAGTCTTCTGCATATCCATCAGATGTTTTCTTCTTACGTGTCTTTTTATGTGTTGGGTTAATTGGCATAATCTTTAAAGATTGGAAATTTCTCTGTACTTATCTAATACGTATGTGCATGAATCAACATGATCACGCTGTGGCCAAAATGCATAATGAACACATAATGCATCCCCACATATTATGTTATGAGTATGATCGGCCGTTGGTTTATCAATTGATAACCATATTTCTTCATTTTCTCCGACTCTTCCCTCAAATTCAGCAAATCTAGAGCCTAACCATGAAATAGCATTTATAGAGCAATGTTCAGGGTGATCCGATTTAAGAATCCATTGAGGACTAAATTTATATGCATTTAATGTACCATTTTCAATATGGTCAAAAAATACTTTATGTTTTTGTTCGGCAACTATACCACTTCTCCATCCAACATCATCCAAAACATTATAGTTGATTCTTCCTACACTGTAAGGCAATGCACCGATACGTTGGTGAATGTGATCACATATGGAATTATTAACAATGTTAGCGTATATCAAGAATGGTTCTGGATTTTTTCTTCTAGATGCTGATAGCTTACGAACAAAATCCTTTTCAATATACACAATATCATCATCTAATCGGATGTATACGCAATCCTTATCGGTTGCATATTTAAAGAATGTATGAATTGAAACAATTCCGGCAAATGGAATGTCAAGATCATAGCATTTAATCCAATCATATTGCTTCTCTAAAGATTTGCAATAATCAATGTCTTCTTGATTTTCTGTATTTAGCCAAAGTTGCCAAACAGAAAAATGTTTTTTCTGTTTAAGCAAATTATTCAAGAGTATTTCTAAATATCTTTTGCGGCCTGCAGGCGTGACTATAATTGTCTTAGGTGTTGGCATGTTACTTATTGTTGTTTCCGATTATCACTGCTCGCTGATAGCTGTAATCACTATGAAACTTTTGACCTCTTCCGACTAATGTTCCTTCAGTAAAGGTGTAATCGCGGCCTTTAACCAGTGTAACTGTTGGAGGATCATAAAGAGCTGATTTGTTCAATCTTCCGTTGTTTCCGTTTTGCCAAAAGTTCCATCCGCAACTTTGAAGCAGGATCACCAATGCTAGCAAGCTTAGATATCTCATCTTCGATACGATCTATTTCTGTTTCGCGCTGCCAGCGAACCCAAGCAGCATATGCTTGAGCCGCGGCAGTAATCGCAGCTAAGAATGTGTTTAGCATTACTTAGGCTCGCCAGTGTCTTTAGCCTTACCGATGTTCAGTGCTAGAAAGTCAATGACAGCATAAACCTTGGAAAGAAATGTTCCAGGCTCAGGAGTTGGTGTAGCTGCAGCAATTGCAGACGCAAGAGCAATGACAGCTGTAACGATGCCAAACCAACTTTGGGTTGCAATGAATTCTGTTAGAATATTCATATGTTAGTGTTTGTGTTGTTATGATAGCCATTATTAGCTATCAGCTGTATTTATTACTTCTGTGCTTTCTGAGACTATAGACCAATCTCCTTGGAATATCGAAAGAGACTAAATGTATTCATAATTTGCCACGCAGGATCACTGCCTATGTACATAACAGTATTATACACGGCTTGCATATGGTCATCGCTATCTAATAGCTCAAAAGCCAATTCGCGGTTTATCAAATCCTCCATCAAAGGACATGTCTTGTATCCTATAATTGGTGTAGCTTCACGTATAGCTTTTTGGATAGTGTCAACTCTACGACCACAACATGAAAGATATACAAGAACATCATAACTGTCATTTGGCGAAGGATCATCAATGACAGTTATGACATCATCGCTCCATATCAGCGGTTTACCACCGTCACTAACCAAACCAACCGTAGTGAAGCTACTCTTTAATGGCTTTATCATACAATGCTTGGATACCTTTTAGTCATACTGTCGATACCGTATGCATTATGCTCATACCAACCCTTACCTTCATAAACATTATATACATCAGTAAAGTATTTGTCATACATATCGCCAACCTTTTCAAGCGAAAAGTTTTCACCCCAAGCACGACATGCCGAAGGTTTTATTTCATCTGATCGTTTAATCGCTTCGACAAAATCACTCATAGTTCGGCATCGCCAACCAGTCACGCCATGCAAATTGTTTTCAGCAAACGCTCCCCAGTCGGTGGTGATTGTTGGCGTACCGCTAAGTAGGTTTTCAATTTGGACACCTCCAAATGGTTCAACATACATACTTGGAAGAAATGACGCTTTTGCTTTTGACATAAGCTTCTTTCTCGTTTCCAAGTCAGCGTATCCAATATACTCAACGTGGCTAGGAAGCTTATACCCTTCTTCCTTTTGCCCAGCAATGACTAGCTTAACACCTGCTCTACGTGTTGCTTCAATTGCGACATGAACACCTTTGCCGTCATACACCCGTCCTAAGTAAAGATAGTAATCATCTTTATTTTCCTCATACTTAAAGTCAGCTAGGTCAAAGTAATTTGGGATTACAACCTCATACCAATTTTGATTACAGTAGCCAACGCCATTCATCCCACAGTATGCATGATAAATTGCATAGCTTTCAAAGACTTTCCACTTTGCCCAATGACCGCCAGCATATCCAATACCTGGCTCAACCACAATCATATCATCGTGTGCATCACAAATTGGCTTTACGCCTGAACCCCAGAATGGAAGAAGAAATTCATTCTTGCCTTTTCGTTGCTGAATTTCTCGAATTGCATTTCCATAAAAGGTTTGATATGCATGATCGTTCACATCAAACTTAAAGAAGCTTTTACGCCAATCATAGCTACCATATGCTTTTTGTAAGTCATCATTTGTAGTGACTGTCACGTGTTCATCACATTCTAGGTTTGAATCTTCGTGTCCATAATGAATGATACGATGACCACGTGCTTTCATCATCTTGCCAAATTTAACGGCCTTTTGAGTATATGCACATGCTACATAGTCGGTGTTTGATACGGTGTGAGGAACACCAAGTAAATGAAATGTGTATGTTTGTTTATTGTCCATTGTATATGTCGTTTAGTCTTTTACGAAATGCGTCAATTTTCTTTGTGCGCGCGGGCCAGTAAATGTAGTCCTTTTCAGGATTTTTCTCAAGATTATCAAGCAAAGGGAGAATGCTTTTATACATCTTTTCAAGACGTTCAGCGCAGTTTGTTTGATTTGCTAGTGAGGTCTGAACGGCCTCTAGCTCATCTTCACTAACAGCGGTAAACCCAAAGTCAAATAGGTCGTCGGTACTGCTCATACAAGTTTGTTAATTGTTCTGCGGAATGAATGCCGCTAATACAATTTATTCTTGTTCCATGCTCATCGTAAATCCCAATGAATGGAATAGATGTGCTGCATCCACGATATTCACGTAGGTACTTAACCGATTCAATCGGATCGCTGTCAATGTCATACACTTCTAAGGTGATGTTATGCTGACAGCAAAAAGCGCGCAACGTTACGAGATACGTTGCGCACAATGAGCAGGTCGGGATTGTGTAAACCTTTATGACGGCCATTCTTGAATAAGCATAAACCCAAAGTATATGATTGCACCAAAGGAGATAACCACACTCAACACAAGCGCACATATGAACAATAGGTTGATGAAGAATTCTGTGAGATATTTCATTGCCTATTTGAGAAAAATCCTTTGATGAAATTCGTCCCAACCTCACGAGTGACCTGACCTGCTTTATATGAAAGTGGCGGGCGTTCCTTTGGCTGTTCGTTCTCGATGACACACGACGTAACAGAGCATATGAAGTAAATCGCGCCTACAATGATGAGGAATGGCACTATGAAAATTGCGAAGAATTCCGCTAATGGATTGTGACTGTCTGGCATATAGTTGTTAGTTGAAAACTCCAGCACCCATGCAGTCAGCTCCTGGATTGGCGTCAGATGATGCAGGTTGTGGTCCTTCGTATGGAGGAAGATTCATGGCGTGATCGGCTGCTACATATGCAGCCGCAGACAGTATCACAAACAAGATAAGCAGGAGGGCGTGATCAATTTTCATCGTAGTTGGCAATAAAGTTTTCGATCTTTTCCCAACCGATGTTCTTGCAAAGGTAGGCCGAATTGTTGATGATCAGCACGTCGCCGACGCTAATGGAGTGTTCTTGCATGCAAATGAATCGTTCGGCAATCCAACGCTGCTCGGAGTCGAGCGCGTCGGCCGAAGCATTGGTGGCGTCGAAGAGGTATTCACATGCACGAGTTTCGTCAGTGGTGTCTTCGATGACAAACCGCATGTTCATAGCGAGACGCCGAGTAACCTCAACTTTCGGCTGAAAACGGTCTTTGCGATGGAGCGGGCGGAATAGGGAAAAACTGAAGGTCATGATTTAATGGTGGTTTACGAGATTATCATAACCAATTTACCGCGGACTGTAAATAAAAAAGTGAAGAAATTTCACATTTTTTCATAAATTGTTGAAAATCAATCAGTTACGTAAGTTCCACTGTAAAAATTAACCTGTTGATTTTCAATTAGTTACGATTTTTTCATAGATTTTTAACCTAGCTTTACGCGCATTTACAAGCATATTTTTGCTACCGGCGCTACGACCATCCCATACCAAAATAAGAGCATGAGCATATTCAGCCATTTGGGCATTGCGAATATGTCCGGCTGCTCGTCCATGAGTGTTCCAGTCTGCTAGGAAAATTTTAACCGGAAGACGTCTTTCATATTTTGCAAAATATTCTCCAGCAGAATCTGCACCACGAGCACCACCGCTAACAATTTCAGAAATTTGTGATGACCAAGGACAACTTAAAATTGCTTCATATACGTCTTTGTATGATATTCCATCACGCGAACCCGCAACGATTGTTCTCATGTTAATATCCCCAAGCAGATAGTGTATGTTGGAAAGGATTACCTGGAATATCCTTTACAAGCTGCAGCATTTCTTGCGCAAGTTCACGAACTTCGACTTGTGCATGTTCGCTGTTTCGCAGCTTCAAGAAGTTAGCAAAGGATCGCATGTTGAAACTTACATCGCCCTGGATTTGACTGTTGTAAGTCTTGAAGAAACGCGCACTTTCCTTTGCTCGCTTACGACCAAGAACTGGAGTAAGATCTGTAAGACATGCGTGATATAGTCTATTACCAAGTTGCGTGTATATTTCGAGTTGACTTGCCCAATCGAGTCCTCTAGCATCCTTTGCAGATATGACAGATTCACTTGGGATGAGGCCTTTCCAATCTTCCGGAAGGTAATACTTATCTTCCTTCAATTCTTTGTAGCGCGCGCTTTCAGCATTCATGCTACTGATGCGATGCTTAAGCAAGTGAATGTGAGTTGCAATGTCAGTGTCAACAAGGAAGTGGACGGTTCCTTTTTCAAAAGGTGACTCATGCCCTTCACTCCAAAGCATGTTGATTAGCTTAGGAATACGTTCTCGCTTTTCATCTGACAGTTCACGTGATGTAGATGTCCATGCGCTACATGCGATGACTTCATCGCTTCCATAGTGTCCAATTAGTTGTGCTGTATTTTTCATTTTTTGATTGCTGCGTAAATTAAACCGAAGTTGGCTGTAGAATAACTATACCAGATGATAGCCCACGCTACATTACCTTTAAGTGCATATGAAGTTCCGACGCTAGCATATAGCAGCGCTGCAATTCCAATCACAATTGTTTCAAAGCTCATAGCGAAGACTTTAATCGTTCGTATGCATGCTTGCTACAGTCAGAAGTGTTCGCCCATTTGATAATACCATCAACGGCTGTTTCACAGCTCCATCCAAATAGGAATCCTTCAATGCGCTCAAGATCTTCAGCATGCCTTTCATTCTGGGTTTCTTTTTGAGCAGCCAAAAGGTAGTCTGCTAGGTCTGACGTCTGTGCACGGTTGAGGTAAACCATGTCAGTGTATGGTTTGCCTCTTAGTGCAGCCCATGCTTGTGCAATTCGGTGAGACCACTTACGAGTGTAGGGATCTCGAACCATGTGAGTAAGCTCAAGTCCAGAGTGATGGTTATAGTCAGCATATAGGCCACCATGTCCACACTCACATTTGTAAAATTGTCCTTTCATCGTTGCGCTCTCCTTTTGTTTTTTCGTATTTGTCTTTGCGACAGTTTTTTAAGAGATCCTTTTGTCTGAATATACGGGCGAGCCTTTTGGGCAGTCTCTTTTGGAATATCTGAAATTTCTGCTTGAAATTCGGCATTCATCTTTTCATACCAATCATCGCTAATTTTGATTATGACTCGCTTTCCCTCAAGTGATGGATCCGCTGGATTTGCCGTAACTATAGCATTTATCGCTTTCATAGTTTTCTTAGAGGTCTTTTGAATTTAGGAGAAATTGATGAAAAGGATTTATAGAGTCCAAGATCATAAGCAAGGCAAATGCAAGCACGTTGGCCGTCACCAGTTTGCAATGCCTCATTTGGAGATAGCCCATCAAGAAAAGTTTGCGGGCGATCCATAAACGAAACATAGTCAGACTCTTCTTTAAACATCTTCTTAAACAATGCACGCAGCCTGCTGCCTTCAATAATAAGATGTGCGTATGGAGTCAGAAAGTCATCATTGTAATTTCCATAGACTGGAATCTCAACCGTCTCGACGAACTCCGCATCAAGAGGTTGTCCAGTCTTTGGATCAGCTTTAGTTGCCGGCAAATACACTGGAAATGGAACATACCGAATTTCTGACAATCCATAATAAGAACGCGGTGCATCTACATTACGACCGCAGTCACCGCAGCGTGTAGGAAACTCCTCATAAAGCAAAGGCTTTCCGTTTTCATCGTGCATGCAACTGCGGTCAAACCATGTGTCGGCATGACTAAAGCAGTGCGGGCAATTTGGCGTTTCGTAATTAGACATCCTTTGGTTTTCTACGATAATTTATCTGCCGTTTGATATATGTCAGATGACCGTTTGTTTTTCGATTGAAACGATCAGATTGACCAAGCTTATGACTGAATCTTTTGTTAATAGCTTCCATTACCTTTGAGATTAACACTTGATCATTTTCATCAAAAATAATCTCATCGAGCATTGCCTGATATTCTTCAGCGCACGTGATAGTTCCAAAATAAAGACCATACGCCCAGCTTGAGCGAGGGATCGGAAAAATATAATCAAAATCGTTGCGATCAATTACATAAATTGGTTGCTTGGTTTTCATGTTAGCGATGTTCTTTAAATTGGTCAATGTCAAGGATAGTGCTGTAGCATTCACGGAAGTCAACCCAGTGGTAAGCATGAAAGTGACCGCAGTAATGACGCTTAGCGCCACAAGCTTGAACTAATTCATCGTGCTGCAATCGTTCACGATAACATTCGTCCCACAGTGTCTTGTCTTTTTCGCACCAGCCTGACAGCCCTTCTTTGTCAAAAGGACCAATCCAATATGGCGCACTGTGAGTGATTAACACATCACAAGGAGTGACCTTTGAAGGATCATACACAAAGACTTCGTCTCGCCAATATGAACGTCCTTCAACACGATATAGACGGTCAATACTTACAGCACCTCCAACAAACAGAAAGCGTTCTCTGTTGAATGTTTCGGCATGATAGTCAGGAAGCAAGCGGAAGTTACTCAGCTCGATACGATTTCGTCCATTGAAGTATTGAGGATCATCATGATTGCCTCGGATACTCATGAAGTGAATGTTCCGACCTAAAAAGAACGTGTTAAGCTTGCGACAGCCGCTAAGTTCTCCTTTTGCTGGATGCTGAAAACCAATTCCCAAGTCACCTACGCAAATGATGTAACAATCGCGAAGATCATACTTGGCAATGTTTTCGCGCAGACGAGCAAATTGCCCGTGCACGTCACCGAGAATGTAGATTGGTTTAACGAGATTCATATCAGTAATTATAGCGAGCGGTCATGATCAGGCCAGCCGCGAGTTCAGAATCGAATTTGTAGGTTACATCGCTCTTGTCCATAACTTGAACAAGAAGATCATATTCATGATCGACACGAGCCTTGAGCTGTTCAACCGTATACTTTTGCGGTTGGGTCTTGATGTCCATAAGTTCTGCATGGAACTCAGGATCGGACAACTTCACATTGACGATGTAATGACCGTCCGTAAAGAAGCGCTGACCGACGCGGCACAAGCGCATGATCTGCACGAAATTCTTAGGACTGAACCCAAACTTCGTAACTTGTTCCTTACGCTTGCCGCCAAGACGTCCACTACGTTCACCCGTTGCAAGTCGCATTTCGCTAAAGACGTAACCTTTCAGGCTGCCTTTGAGAATATGACTGTCGATCAGGCTGTAGCGGTTTTCGCGGATGCGATTGAACAACAGCCCATTGCGAGTAAAAGAACTCTCAGGTGCAAAGAGGATTTCAAGCACTTGGGTATTGGACTTGCGCAGCAGTTTGAGGTAATGAGTCAGCTCATAGTAAGCCGAATCAACTTCACCGGTCTGCACGATACTTTCGATGTTTTCAAAGCCTGCGACATATTGCTTATCTGACGCAAAGAACAGTCCACGATAGTCGATGTCACTGTCAGGCGTATCAAGACCATACAGAGTAGACCCGCCGATGAGTTCACAAAGGAGTCTGCCGCGGCATTTTTCAAAGGAAGGGTGCGTAGTGATAGAATGATTTTTCATAATGAAGACTTAAAATGTTTAATTGCGAATTGTACTCCGCGCTTATCGGTTATTGTTTGGTATCGTGCAAAGAGGATTTTTGAATCTGAAAATGCCGCAAGAACATGATGATAACGCATAAGGTAACGTGTCCCGTCAGTGTCAACAAAACCCCACCATCTTTTGCGTGGCTTATATTCGGTTTCTGACATTGCACGTATGATGCACTTCATCGTGATTGTTAGCCTTTGTAAAGTTCTCCAAGTTCAACAAGCAGATCCCAATCATCGGGGTCGATGCCAAAACGGCGGTATGTTTTTTCGGCTGCCGCGGCATCAGCGTCCGAAGGATCAGGCATTCCCCAGTAACCGAACCATTCATCAACCTGTCCGTCGGTCCGAGAACGCGCTCGCCTGTCAAAGAGGGTGCGTCCACCTCTGCAGTAAGAGCAAGATCCACCATGGCGGCAGCTATTGTCCCATCGGCGCGAATCGCGATATTCTTTGCGATGTTCTTTGCCATGCTTGATTGCTTTGTCGAGGCTCATATCAGAATCGCGCGTGTGCTTTAATTGTGAGGGTGTTTGCGCCGTTAGTGAATGCTTTGAAAGTTGTGCCAGATGCTACATTCTCAAGGACTTTAATTGCTTTACCAGCGGTGCACATGATCGTCGTATTGTCAATCAGAATGTAAACGGCGGGATTGCCAGCTTTACCTCGCGGCTTGGTTTCTTGAATTAGCTCAATGGCTTCATTTGGCGAGGCAAGTAGCGTTGGGGCGAGCATGTTGTGGTAGTTTCCTTACAGAATCATTATAAACGGAAAACGAACGGATGTAAACAAGAAAATTCACAAATTTTCACAAATTTTGGCAATTTATTGAAAATCAATCACTTACGGCGAAAATTTCTCCAGAATCTCCAGAATTGCATAATCCTTGTCCTTCAGCTCAACCTCCCAAGTCACAATGTCCGCATTATTCTTGACAATGTCCGGGATATGCGACGCTCGACCGGCATGCTTTGACGTACCGTCGATTCCTTCACTCCAATGAAAGATTGGTCGGTGTTTGCCCCATGTACCTGCAAAGGTAATTGCATACACATCCTCAACATACTCGGATGGATTGCATGCGTTATGCAGATTGTCAAAAACAAGCGGACGAACATCATGAAAGAAGCTGTAAAGGTTGTCGCAATTCCAAAATCCTTTGTCCTCGTTCTCAAGAACAAGACGTGAGCGTACACCGTCGTTGCAACGCGCAAGATTGTCGATGAACCGCTGACGATATGCAAAGGTATCCTCAATCTTATGTCTGGGACTAGCGTTTAAATGCAGACACATTGACGAAGAAAAGTCCTGTGGGAAACCCATCATATCCAGAACATTGCTTTGATGATTTAGCTCATTGATTGAATTGGTAACGACGTCCTCGCTGTAAGAAGCAAGTACATTGTATTGGTCTGGATGGCAACTAACGCTGATTTGATTTACGCGCGCAAACAATCCGGCAAGCGCAAGGTTTTCGCGAATAAGTGGCATGTCAGGAAGGTCGTCATAACACAATCCAAGAGTCTTGTCTGTGATTAGCGGAAACATTGAGCTGCTGACACGATAATGCAGTATGCCACTGCTGAGCAAATGTGGCAAGATGTCCTGACGAATAACCGTAGCGTTATGTAGAATACGTGAGCTTAATACTTGCAGCGCGCGCTCGCGTGGCATACTAAGAAACTGCTTGCGAGTCATTGTCTTAAAAGCAACCTTGCGGGACTTCTTAAGAACTTCTGAAATGCATACAAGACCAAGGCGTAATTTGCTCATGCCAAATTATACCACAGCTATGACCGAATGTAAATCTAAATCTTATGATATGCCGAAATAGTTCCTTAGAGGATTTTTATTTCAGCATATCATAAACCTTTTCAGTCTTCACACCGTGAATTGCTATTGCTCCAACTTTGCGCGCCTCTAAAGATTCGATTTCAAACTGAGGAGTGTCGATCGAGTTTTGGCTCCACCACTTTTCATAAGAAACATTTACTAAATTGCATTGATCACATACTGCAGCGAGCCATCTATCAGGAAACCTAGCTTCAAGATTCTTATTAAAGCATTCACTGATTTTCTTGAAATTGGCTTTTGTCGTTAACCATGGGCTATGTGACCACCAATTTGCTTTAAAGTTACCAGAGCCATCAAAAAATGGTCCACAGCCGAAAATTTCATTTTTCTTTGGTTTAGGAGGAGATCCAAATAGCAAAGTGTCATACTCTAACACAACCGCACTTTTATAGGCTGCCGCTCTTTCAAATGCAAGACGCATTCGTTCAATGGTGTCTAGACCATTATGTTGAGATAACCCACTACATATTACATAATCATAATCCTTTATAGGATCATCACATGGGCATACAAATTCATATGAATCACACCATGCACTCCATGTAGACATATTTCGAGCAACAGTTTCTTGCGCCCTCCCGTGTGCTAATATTATTCCAGTCATAGTGATCTTAACGTTGGAATATATTCATGGCGAGGTTGTTTACCTTCCATTGCTCCATTTGGATAATGTACAACTGAAAAAGCATCCCAAGCAACTGAACCGTATTGAGAACACATCGGTATGTTGTCGTAAAAATGAGTTACACGTCCAAGTATGTTTTGATCAGACGCATGTGGTCTTCCACCTTCATCATTGGTTGGACCATCCCATGCAGCAAATACTCCAGCTGCATGTGTATACTGCTCAGATGTTCCTGATACCAAACATGGACATATATGACCACCATGTGACCAAATAGTCAATCTTTCAGCTGGAGGAGTATATGGCTTAAATGTGTATGTCATAACATCACTATCACTCATCCATCCTCCTCCAACAACCGCCATTGCTAACCAGCGTAAATAACATGCAAGTTCATATCCTTTTGGATTAACCGTCGGAAGCCGTTTGAATTTTTCTACATATTCACTGTATAAGGGGTGCTCTTTAGCATGAGAAATATCGAGAACAATTGGTTCCCACCCTAAACGTGACCATGATTCTTTCCATAAAGGAATAAGCCGATCACAATGCGGCAATTCAGGAACATAGTCGTGATATGTATAAATCTTCATATGTGTATATATACTTAGTGGTAATTCATTCGTATATTCAAACTGAAGGTGGGATGGGTCTTGGTGACTTTCTTCGAGGCTCATTGGCACTATCACAGCTAACTCTATCAGAGCGATCTGAATATGTAATTAGCTTTAAAGATCATCCAATCTCTAACTTTATACGCAAGACATCTATAGATATACCCGATGTTCATATACATAACTTAAACAATAAGTGTGTATCATTTAGGGACTTGCGTATAGAACTATTGCGTTTAACTGAAAGACGCAGGTTAAGATCATTTAACTTAGGGTTACACTGTAATGCATTTCCTAGGTTCCCAATTAACCCATCGGCTAAACGAGTTGTGCATTCTTTCTTTGAGCCTAATGATGAACTGACAGCCTTAATTAATCTCGCTAAGCCAGATGAAAATTATGAGGTTGTTCATGTTCGTCTAGGCGATCTTTATGCATATGATACTACAATTAATTTTACGCTAAAGTATGACGTTGACGACGTAAAGAAAAAGCTCTGTGACCAAATAAAAATGATCACAGAGCGTTCGTCAAATAAGATACTGATTATGTGCGACTCAGATGCAGCAAAGGAAGAGATCTCTAATGTTTGTAACGTGTATCCAACTGCAGCCAAATCGGTTCATATGAATACGGTATCACGCGATGATTTGAAGGGTACTGCAGATACTTTAGTTGACTTCTTTCTACTGCGACATGCAAAGGCTATTCACCAATTTTCAGTTCATGGCTGGGGATCTACGTTTAGCAACGCTGCGCACTGGCTATACGGTGTACCTCTTAGTACACATGCACTCATCGGATAAAGTACATATAGTTTAGAATGAGCGGCGCCAACCAAACCGCGGTGTTACTCGATATTTGCTAGGGCGCATGCGCCTCGAGGAAGGATGACTATAATTATAGGCGCCGGGCTCAATTCCGATCGGTGTTGGATCTGATAGCTAATCAGATGGGAATACGTTTAGTTCCAACACGTTGCCGCTGTGCCGCACCTTGTATGGTCGGCGCCTATGGTGTTTAATGTGAATTTTCGAGCGTCTGGATGTAAGTCACAATAGCTTCGCTCCAACCGTCAATGTGTGTCCAAGGACCATAACCAACACCATTCTTGTAGGAAGCAACGTTGATCATATAGGACTTCTTACACACTGGATCTGGAACGCGAGATGAGCTCTGTTCATCAGTGATAACGATCAGACGATCACAGTTAATTTCATTGATCGTTTTAACCGCTTGCCCGAGATTAGTTCCACCGTGAGGCTGAGAACGATTGATAGCTTCGGCAAGCGCGAATCCACGACGTGGCGCAACTTCACGAACTGCATTTGAGAAAGTATGAACCTCAACGGTATCACAAATCTCGCGCAGCAACATAGCAAGTCCACATGCAGCGTCAATACGATTGATGTCACTCTTGTCACTGATCGTCCAATCCATCGAGCCTGAGACGTCAATCAACAGAACGGTCTTACCTGGCAGCTTAGCGTGTCCTTCCAAACACTTAAACATACCGTCTTCAAGTTCAGCCTCAAAGCTTGGCGCATGACGCGCAGCGCTAATGAAACGGAATGGAAGGACACGTTCTGGATTGATATTACGCAATGCATCGCGAATCAACATGTCATCTACACCAGCGTTCTTCATGTTACGAAGGTTACGCAACAGAGCCAATGCACCCAACTTGTTTTCGGACAGCAATCGAGTCCAAGAAGCCTTCTTATCAGACGAAGCTGACAATTCAACTTCCCACGTATCTGGAGTCTTCAACTCGTCACTAACAAGGCGCTTCCAAAGAGCAGCTTGTTCTTCGTCTTTTGGCTTAGCGTGTACCAAGAACAGGACGTCACGTAGCTTGATTGCACCGTCACGATTATACTTTGCAAGAGCATATTCGTTGAACTTAGTGAATGCTTGCGCAAGACCCTTCTTGACCTGCTTAGCAATTGGGACACGACCATCCTTCCAGTAAAGAGAAAGGAATTCGGACAGTTCATCTGCACGCTGGATAATTCCAAACAGAGTAGTTGCAACATACTCACGCTGATGTGCGTTTTGTGCCATAAGTCGAGCAATGTAAAGAGGCGTATGACGCAGCTTCATTGAGGATCGACACTCAATTGCAATTTCCATTGCGTCCTTACCGCTGACGCGAGGCACAAGGTTTGCGATGCGTGAAGCAATATCGACACCGCTTTCATAGAAGCTATTTTCCCACAGCAAACACGACATAACGGTGCGACGCAATTCTTGCTTTGCATTGATGTTTTTCGCAACCGCGCCTTCGTGGGTGAAGTTCTTCGGAGTATTCCTAATGTTTGTTTTCATGTGTTTATTATAATCAAAAATGTGACGGATGTAAATAGAAAAATTAAGATTCTGAAGGAATTATTGAGAATCCTCGGAGTTCATAGTCTGATACAACTTTATCATCAGAGACTTTGCCTACACCGAACGGACGACATTCATATGAGTCGCCAAGCTGTTGGGCGAGTAATCCCATTGGAGTTTGCAGAAAAGAAACAGTTCCATAAAGAGAGTCGTCTGTTAGTTCCAATTCATTGATGATTGCCGCGGCCTTCTCAATGTTAACATCAGCGGTTGGCATGTCCTGATTAAAGACCGCAATCATTTTGTCTTTGTCTGCTTTTTTGATTGCCGCTTCAAGCACTTCTTTTGGATAGATGCGACCGTTAGCTGTTGGTGTTCCAACTGATAGTAGTTTGATTTTCATAGTATGTTATTTTGTAAGCACCCAAGAGTCAGCTTGCGGAGATGCATTTGTGTAAACTCCTTGAATGTAGTATGGAAGACGCGTGGTGTCAAGTTTCCAATCGGGACGCTGATCAAGACAAGTAATCACCATGTTACGACGATAGGAATCACGATGATATCCAGCGTCAACATTTAATGCATAGTTGATTAGGTCATAGTCAAGTTCTCCAATTCGCAGATGCTCTTGCCAAGGATTGGTGACGTTAATCTCTTCATCAGTATTTACAAGAGTGACTGGAGTTTCATTTGGCATCCATCCGCGACCATGACGTGTGAGATAGCAACGCGACACATAAAACAATTCGATGTCGCGAATACCTAAGCACGACGCATGTTCAATTGCGTTCTTACAAGTTGTGTTACCGTAAGTTACGTTTGGAAAGATACCATGATCCATGTCAAGAAGAACTCCCTGAGAACCTTCATAGATCAAATTGCGAAATTGGTTTGGGTAAAGGTTAGCAATTTCAAATGCAGCATGTTGTTTGCTTAGTTCAAGAGCTGCTTCGAAAGATTCAAGTTGCTCATTTACTTCAGAATGAAAAGCACTGTAAAATGATTGACCGTATCCAAGACCGTCACTATCATTAAGAGCTTCAGAATGAACTTTACGTGCATAGTACATTTTAATGCTGTCGAGCTTTTGACTTAATAGCTGAGGATAAAGCAAATCGCTTGCATAAATCTTGTATGGCGTTTCGTCATGACGCTTTAGAGTAGCGCCAACTCCCATGCCACAGCTCCCATGTCGAACATCACCTGCTCGACCACCAGAGTAAGCAGCACTTTCTTTTGCACGATTGTAAGCAACATCATATGGCGTAGTAAGACGCGTCTGAGGATGGAAATACAGCTTTGGCTCTATACCCTTTTCACGCAGAGCAAAATACTCTGTCATTGTTGCCTGCAGACTCATCGTCGCATGTTCAGTATAATAAGTAGGAATACATTGAAGAGTTCCAGAACCATACGTAGAAAAGACATGCTTCACTCCATCACGAATCACGGTGTGTCCACATTGCTGACCGCCGCTAAAGCGAACAACCGCTACAGACTCACCGCGACGGACGGCCTGACGGCAGAGATTATCCACCGTCAGGCCTTTACCACCATCACCAAAAGAAGTGTCAATTACAATTTGTGCTTTCATGCATTACAACATTGGAGAAACGACAGTGTCGTTGTCGTCTTCAACAAAGGCAGGAATTTCATCCTGCTTACGAGTACGAATCTCGACAGTTTGAATCTTAGCTGGTTTGCTTTGCATACGCTGCTCAACAATCTGAGCAATCGTATTTGGAACTTCATTGTGATCCCTCAGAATCACGCAGTTAGGACCAAGCAACTGTACCCATGCAGAGTCAGTCGTGCGATAGCCGTGTTCCAAGCTGAGGTGATAGATGTCAAACTTTTCAGATGCAGCTTCAAACAATTCTTCGGCGGTAACAGTCTTTTGATGCAGACTGTTGGAACCGTAGATTCCCTTAAAAGCATTTGCTGAAAAGTTCTTCAGGAACGGTTCGTCTCCAATTGTGAAGAGCAGACCTTTTTCCTTGCGCTTATCCCATGCATCAGTTTGAACACGATTTGCTGCAAAGTCCCATGCAAGTGGATAGCTTTCACCTGCATTGCCACCACCGCCACCTTCAAGATAAGTGCGAGTAAGCCACATGTCAAGTTCAGAGTCTCCGCTTTCAAATTGCGCAGCTTGGACAGGAAAACGGTCGCATTCGTGGTCGCCAATTGCGAGGAAGCAAAGAGCAGCATCAGGGCATCCGTTTTGAATGATACGACCCATGATCTTCGGCAGACCATCAGCAATAAGCATCCGAGGAATAGCGCCCATGGAACCAGTTACGTCAAGCGCAAGAATGATTGGGAAGCTGTTTGGATGAGCTTCACTATCACGTGCTTCACGGAACACAACCTTAGTCGAATCCATTTGTTCATGAACACGACGTTCGCGTTGCTGAACAAATGTTACATCAACAGGAGCGCTGTCATAACGTGCCGCCGTTGCACGTAGAGTACGTGCGTCAGTAGAATAAGAAGTCCAGCCCATGATATTATTCTCCAAACAATTTACCGTAGCTTTCCTTGGCAATGTCAAGCGTAATCTGCAGATTACGGATCTTAACGCCAAGCTCAATATCCTTCTTAACGAAGGCGGATGCGTCAAAGTCAGACGCGAGGATCAGCGAATCGGCGCTGGTCGGAGAAAGGTCAAGCATGTTGACCCGTTCACGATTTAGCTTCTTCATCTGCATTTCCATGTCTTCGATGTTACGCTTGTAAAGAAGCTTGGCATCTTCAGTGATAGCAATCGCGCGATCACGCTTAATGCTACGGTTGTTGCGATTCAAATTGTCGAAGAATGCACCTTTTAGGTCGGTGTCTTCAACGTCAGCGATGTTGGTATTTTCGTCACTCATATTGTTGTTTATTTTTCAGTCAGTTGTTTAATTTCGTCCAATGAAATAAAGAAAGAGTTGCGTTGTGGCCATAAGACATCTACACATGTGTTGATGTAACGAGGATCAGGCTTACGCCAAGGACCCCAGCCACGCATAATTGTTGCGTTATGAACGTGCCCATGAACATTACACTTGCGTGCTCGCATTTCGTCAGGATGAATTGGGCAGTGCGTCAGCCACATCCCTTTGTACTTCAGCATGCCATGAATTTCATGAAACACCGCAGCTTGGTTTGCGGTTGAAACGTAGTCATCATGATTACCTTTGATCAAGATCTTGCGGCCTGGTAGGTTACCAATAAGATCAAGTGATTCCTGATCAAATGCAGCATCACCCATCATATAGATGTCGTCACGCTTGCGAATCACCCTACGCCATTCGGAAGTAAAGAGTTCAGTGTTGTGTTCGCAGCTGTTGACCCAAGGGCGAAACTTAGCGATGTTGCGATGACCTAGGTGTGGATCGCCGATAAAGTATACACTCATTATAGTGGAGAAGAAAGAATATGTTTAATCAGTAGATCAGTTGCAAGATCAAGTGGAGTTGCGTCACGGACAACAACATCTTCAGTCCAGCTATGTGAAGTTAAATACCTTTCACGTAGCATTAGCTTTCCATCTGAAATGTAATTTCCTTCTACCCACTTAGCTGCTTCTCGAATTGTTCGAATCGCAATACGACGTTGCTCCTCTTTACTAATTTCAATTTGCAGCTGCTGTGTGGCGGTAACTGTCATATGGTCCGTTTGATTATGATATTACTATAACCTAAATTTCACGGTCTGTAAACAAAAAAATACTCCGCTAAGAAAAAAGATTCCTAGCGGAGTATTAGAGTAAAGATTACTTACAGGAATTAGACTTCAAGAAGGTAAGATGCTTTGTTCACTGCACCGAGTAGATCAGCAGCAATGTTCGCAAGATCTTCACAACCAAGTGCCTTGGAAGTATTCACAAGAGCTTCAGCGCGAGCGCGTAGTTCATTAATGAGAGCAGGAACGCCATAGTCAGCGCGTGTTTCACAGCTCATGTTCAAGAACTGACGATTGCGGCTGATGCCCATTTCAGTTTCGATGAAGCTATCAAGACCGCTTTCAATTGCTTCATAAAGATCGCCAAGTGCCTTGTGTGTATTAACACTTGTGCTTGCGTGCCAGTGTGCAACCTTAACGCTAGTGTTCAACTGCAGAAGCGAAACAACCTGTCCTTTGAGAGTATCGGATGCAAGGCCGACTGCTTCAGTGATTGAGGAATCAACGGTGATGTCAGCCTCAGCAATTTCGGTTTCTTCAGCAACATCTTCCTTAAGCTTTCCAAGGCGGTCAAGAACAAAATCCTTAGAGCCAGTCTTGCGCTGATTAAATGCGATCTTTGTCTTTGGAAGATCCTTGGCCTTAAAAGTAATGGAGCCGCCGTCAATAGCGACAACAACTCCAAAGTTGGTCTTATCACCAACCTTGATGTCTTTTACCTTTGCTTTGATTTCCTCAACACCTTCATCAAGATCAGATGGAGTTTCGATTTGTTTGCCCTCAAGAAGAATTGCTGCGGCTGCAGCAAATAGAGGATCGCTGTTGTAGTGAGTGAAGTTATTGCTCATGATAGTTATTTATAGAATTTGGAATCCTGTGAATCAAGATTCTACATATCTATATTTATATTTGACAATAAGTTAAGACGGGAAAATTGCGGGACGGCACGCGTGCTATATCCAGAGCTGCCTCGTAAAGTGTGGCCTACACATCGTCAACGACAGATAGATCGTCCCTTATATTTTATATGTTTATCATATTTAATTCATATAGAACGTTTCTATTATAAGGTTGTTCTATAAGATCTTTGGTGCGCATGGTGGGACTCGAACCCACACGCAGAACATGCTGCATCACCTCCTCAAGATGACGTGTTTACCATTACACCACATGCGCAAAATGGAGCTCCTAGAGAATTTTGAAATCTCGACCTCATCCATACCAAGGATGCGCTCTTCCTCTGAGCTATAGGAGCATATAAGTGTTTTGATTATGCGACGTGCTTTCTGAGGTAGGACTCGAACCTACAAACACCCACGTCGAGGCGGCAAGATTTTCATCTCACAGGCAACTTAAGCCAGGGTATACCAATTCCCCCACTCGAATCAAAAGTTGGTACCGCAAGTGGGACTCGAACCCACACGCCGTTAGGCACTGGTTTTTGAAACCAGCATGTGCTACCATTTCATCATTGCGGCATTAATCATTTACCGACGTTTAACATACGATTAACTTGTCTTTGTGCTTTATCTAAATTATCATGTGCAATTGCCAATCGTTTCTTAAACTCGGATGCTGTAATTTGTTTAGATTCTCCTTTTAACTTTAAATCAGCTTCTTCTTTAGATGCAGCATATACATATTGTTCGCCATCCTCTTTAGACGATATAAAAAATAATTGGAGCGCTTTTTCATTAAGAGCATTAAAACACGCCTCCAGTAATTGATTATGAATATTCATATATGTATTTATATAAGTTGGCGGCCCATGAATGAATCGAACATTCTTCTCGTGTTTCAGAGACACGCGCTTTACCAATAGGCTAATGGGCAATTAGAGTGGTACGGGTAGAGAGAATCGAACTCTCGGTACAAGACTGGCAGACTCGTGTGTTACCATTACACCATACCCGCATTTCGTTTCTTCCAGCCTCCTTGACCAGAAGATCCTTTTAATGAAAAATTATGTTTTCTTCTAGCATTCTTTATGCTAGACATATGAGAATTACTATAAGTGATACCAATAAACCATCCATCGGGAATAGGTAATTGATCAGTGTAATAAATTCTTTTGTTATGAACACCGTCAGTTATACATAACATCTTATCAAGCTTATCCCTTTTCGGTTTAGTATTATGTTTTACAATCCACCTATTACGACCACTAACCCAACCATCAGGAATCATATCATCTTTAGAAATCTTCATATTCTCTTTTGATAGAATGTTGCAAATCCAACGTGTTCCGTATTGTGAATTTCCTTTACCTGATTGTGAAGATTGCATACGCATCGATGTTAATGTTGCGCACTCTTTGCGAATCTTTTCATACATTCGCGAGTTCTTAATGTATGCTATACCACGTTCTTCACATCGCATTGCCATCATGTGACAAGCATACATTGTCTGCGAATTGCAATGTATCTTATGTAAGAGTAGGTGGGCGATCCAATGTTCTCTACCAGTTAGAACTACCAGGTTGGTGGGAACATTGGATCCACCCATTGAGCGCATGACTATGTGATGTTTTTCGGTGTATCCGGCGGCGGGGTGTTCGCGACGATATGCAATAAGATGGTCGTATGCAGCTTGGTAGTTCATACGAGTATTTATACAAACCGAACTTTCTCGAACCTGCGAAATCTTCATTGGCAATGAAGTGCAATAGACCACTATGCGACACTCGCGTTATAGAAATTGGTGGAGATGACGGGAGTTGAACCCGTGTCCACAACCAGTGCATCAGCATCTGTCCTACAATCATATTCAGCATTTATTGTCAGCTGACTGACTAGCTGTATAACGGAACAGCGCCCGAGTGTATCATCTCTTATACACTTCGTAGCATATCTTCTCTATGCATGATATCCTCTGTCGTTCGCTTATCAAATAGAGGAGTCAATGATAAACGATCGCCGCTTAAGCAGCGAGAGCTAAGGTATTTTCGCCTTTTGTGTTTTTGCACTTAAGAGGTCGTGCAGACCTTTGATTGCAGATGCTGTTTCTCCAGTTATGTCGAAACCAAAACATCCCCATAAAGTGGTGGACCTGAAGTGACTCGAACACTCAACCCTCGCAATGCAAATGCGATGCTCTACCAATTGAGCTACAGGCCCATATGAAGCGGGGCTTGCGCCCCGCGTGAATTTATTTATACACAGTCTTTAAGCGTGTCGCACATCAGCACCGCGTCGTCAATTGAATCACGTTTGCGTTGTGTTCCTTTAACTTGCGAGCGGATTGCGGCTGCCTTTGTGCCAACGATTTTCAAGAATGAGCTTTTCTTAAGCTTACCGCTTTTCATTTGGCTTGAAGCATTGGCAAAGCCAGCATACTTGATTTGATCGGACATTTGGCAAATGGTGCCTTGTGTAGCGTCCATTTCATGCAACAGCGCCATGAACATTTCTTGAGGATCAGAAATTCCCTTAAGGTGTTCAAGCTTGCCAGCCACAAAGTTCTTATTAAGGTCCTTTGTGATTTTGCGCATTTTTAGCGGCGGAGCAGCTTTTGTGCGCACTAGCTTAAGCCCGAAATTACGCTCAAGGTACTTGTTAATGATATGGCTTTCGCCAATGTAATCAGCGCCGATGAACATATTTGCAAGCTTGTCGGCAGCATCAGCATAGCGAGGCGGTGAATTTTCACGAGGGTACCCGCCGCCTTTGTAATGATAATACTGATTTAAGCCTGCGGCGACCTTTACGGAAATTCCGAACAGCCTAGCATATGTACGCTGAATGCAATGCATACGGCGCCAATGCACCTGATTGAGGGTGACACGAATGTTCCCGCAATCATCAATGATTTTTGTGATACTTTTTGCCATGGGTGTTTTCAATTACATCATATAATCGGCAGCCAAATTAAGCAGCTGTTTAGCATGCTTTTCTTTGATGCCTGTAAGCGCATTTGCGGAATATTTGAATTTCTCAAATACATTTTGTGCGTCAATGCCAAGCGCCGCTGTTTCATCATAGCCATCAGGCGGCGCCAATTCAATATATGCTGGGTAATCAGGGTCAGCCCCTTCAATGACGATAGGGATTGACAGGTACCCGTCAGCGTCAGGCGCATAATCGGTGCTTATACGCGCATGTGGCGTAAGCGTGTCGAAAATCGCCTGAATACGTGCCACCTGAGCGGCTAGCGTTTTCATGTTTAGCGGTTCCATACAGCGCCATTATACACCAAATTTCAGCCAATGTAAACAAGAAAATTCACAAAAGTGAAAAAAGTTTCAAAAATGCGGAAAAATGCCTGTAAAGAGGAAATTCGGGGAAAATTTGCAGCCGAAACGGATATTTACCCGTAAAGTCTGCATTTTCCGCATTTTAGGAGAAATGGCGAGTGAAGGCGGCATCGCGAACCGCTGACCTTCATAAGATCACTACGATTTTCGGAGCCAACATCAGCAACACCCAAAAGTGGCGGAAGCCGTGGGATTCGAACCCACGAGGGCTTTATAGGCCCCAGCTGTTTTCAAGACAGTGTCCTCGTCCATCCGGGCGACTTCCATAAAAATCTAAAACTAGCATCTTACCTCTTCGATCAAGTTTCTTCCACTTTGACTTAAAGGATATGCTATCAGTACCTCCAAACATACTTGCATTTGAATGAACTTCAGCGAAAGCAGTTAGAAGCAAAGTAAATGCATCAGCGATGCTTAAGTTAAGCGCATTGACCTCTTCGGCAGTTGCGGTATGCAACAACATATCAAGACCAATTAGGCGTGCAACCTCATCTTTGGAATACGGCAAAGCGCGATAAGTTCTTTCGGAAACCGCAGCATGATTGGGAAAATGTCTTTTACCATTCTCATCAATCTCTAAACAGTATGGCTTGCCACAATCATGCATTACATTGTATTCTTTGATGATCTCAACGCTATGCAAATTGTCAAGGATGAAACTATAATGATCAATAAACCAAGTTGGTATCTTCATGTCAGATGTATCCTTCTTCAAGATTCGTTCTGAAAAAGACCACACACTTAAGCCATGATCCAATACTGTTTGTGTTTCCGTTTGTTGTGTTCTCGACATGTCATCAAGAACATTTTGTACCTATGCGTTTGTTTTCATATTTGTATTTATGTTTAAGAGTGGTGCTTATGGTGGGATTTGAACCCACGACGACGGAATTTAGAGTTCCTTGCTCTACCGCTGAGCTACACAAGCATTAATTCATACTATCCAATTCGCTTCGCAGATCTTGCCAAATGTTGTCAATTGCAACAATGTGCTCTCGGATTTTCTTAACGTCAGCTGCATAAGCTGAATCCAATTTCACTAAGCTTTTGGAGAAAGAACTAGTTGGAGAAAATGATCCATAGATTGTATCAATAGCCTTTGATACTTCAGAGTATTCAGATTTATTGACGGATTCGTTTAATATGTCTTCTTCGCGAAGAACTCCTTCAATTGTCTTAAGTAGATCGTTTGTCATGGTTTTATTTATACAAAGTGGTACGTGCGGTGGGAATCGAACCCACTTTGGAGTTTCCTCCTCTGCTTAAAAGGCAGCTAGACAACCATTATCTCACACACGCATTGAAAATTGGTACACCCGGTTGGGAACGATCCAACGACCCCAGGTTTATCAAACCTGTGCTCTACCACTGAGCTACGGATGCATTCGTCGAGAGAACAGTCTGACTTGGTATTTTTTCGTGCTCTAACCATTAAGCTAGCCGAGAACGGAATGCACTCTACGAATGCACTCTGTTCTCGACGAAGGATTCGAACCTTCACCCCGTCTGTAACAATAGAAGTAACCAATTCATATCACTACTCAACGAAAAATGTTTGGAGCTGAAGGTGGGATTCGAACCCACGGCGCGGAAACCATCCTGCTTACAAGGCAGGTGCAATCGACCACTATGCGACTTCAGCTTTATTATAAAGATTTAGAAATTTCTTAAAAAGGTTTCCATTATATGATATGTTGCATTCAGTAAATGCTTTACTTAGACATCCGATCAGAAATTGTCTATTGCTCCAATTAGCTTCCCACAATTAAATTGGCTCCTGAGGTTGGGATCGAACCAACGACCTATGCATTAACAGTGCACCGCTAACTGCCACTGAGCTACTCAGGATTTGAAATTTTGCAGTGTGCTTGATTCGTGATTCGACATTTACACTAAGAGGAACACGACTTCCTCTGAGGAACCGCCAACAACCATCATGGCTGAGTTTTCCTCTCTACTGCTAAGATGTTTGGTGCGCCCGACAGGATTCGAACCTGTAACCTACCGATTATGAGTCGGGAGCTCTGACCATTGAGCTACAAGCGCATGAGAGATCGGTGTTCCTCAAGAACCATGCCAATACAGGTCTCTTAGTGGATAAAGAACACCAATCTAAAAATGGTAGCCGTGGTGGGACTCGAACCCACAAATTACGAATTTTAAGTTCGTTGCCTATACCTATTCGGCTACACGGCCATTGAAAATTAGTTCTGATCAGGTCGCTCACCTAGAAGAGTTTAGATTCAGGTCATTGGTAGGTCCGTATGGAAACGGACTCATCGTTGCGTCCTTGCACATGCTCTTGGGAAACCAATCATCCCCATGCCCTCATTGCAGAAAAGTGGTAGCTCGTGAGGGAATCGAACCCATCATTGTCGCTTTAGAAGAACGCAGTCCTATCCGTTGAACGAACGAGCCATTGGTTGCGGGTGTCGGATTCGAACCGACGTAACAGGCTTATGAGACCCGCCTCTGAACCACTCGAGTAACCCGCGATTGAAAGCGTGTGCCGTGTTGGTATCGTCCAACTTATTACCTAACCTCTGCATTTCACTGCTTTGGATGCCCACAAGGGTACGGCCCATTTGAAAGTGGCGGAGGCAGCCGGGATCGAACCGACGCACCCGGTCAAGGGTGACTGCTGTTTAGCAAACAGATACATTACCGCTCTGTCATACCTCCATAAAAGTGGTCCACGTGGTGAATTACGATATCACGACCTGACGCTTATCGGGCGTCTGCTCTGCCTCTGAGCTACACGTGGTTAAAGATTGGTACTGACAACGAGAATCGAACTCGTATTTAATCCTTGAAAGGGATGCGTCCTGACCATTAGACGATGCCAGCATTACTTATGAAAAATTCGGGCAGTCAGGTTGTCATCCTGATAGTGACTAGCCAGAGAATGGAGAGGTCGAATCTCCTTTTACTTACCCACAGTTCTCGCTGCCCAGAGTGGCGTGGTTCATCGGGAGGGACTGGCATAGGGTGTTTCTCGCTTTGAGCGACAGTCACCTCAGCCCACCTAAAGACTGCTTCCGATGAACCACATTTTGAAATTGGTGGACCCGACCGGAATCGAACCGGCCACAGATGCATTGCAAGTGCTTCTCGCCCCCGAGGAACATGCGAGCCCATATTGAAAAACTTGTAAGCGACAGAAAGTAAATTGGATTTGCACCAATGCCTCGAGGCTCCTCGCCCCGTGCACTCCTACTATGCTATTACCTCATCTTACTTGCAATCAGTTGCAGCATCATGCGTTCTTATGTTCGCTTACTTGTCCGATACAGTCTGCAAACCGCATCGAGAAAATGGTCCGCGAGGTGGGAGTCGAACCCACATTGTGCTCCTTCACAGGGAGGGCTTTTACCAATTAAAGCTACTCTCGGATATTGAAAATGGTAGGCCGCCCAGGAATCGAACCTGGATGTCTGCGTTCGTAGCGCAGCGTATTATCCGTTATACTAACAGCCCATTTGAAAGTGGCGCCTGACCCAAAGCGTAAACCTCATAGCTTTAAGTTTTGCGCTGAATGATCAGTTCAGCTAGTGCTTTTCGTCATTCCATCGTCATGTGAGGGTTGCTACATGACGCTTTGTTTCTATTCTGCACAACAGGCATTTATTGAAAATGGTACGTGCGACAGGATTCGAACCTGCATAGGAATTTCTTCCGCTGATTAAGAGTCAGATGGTCAGCCGTTGACCCACACACGCATTGAAAATTAAAGGTTCTGTGTAGCAAAGACACAGTGTAGGGACCTAGGCTCCTGTAATCGTCACCACCACGTGAACGAATTTATAAAGTGGTGGGCAGTATTGGACTCGAACCAATGTACTCCGAAGAGGGGAGATTTACAGTCTCCTGCAATTGCCGCTATGCGAACTACCCATATTGAAATTGGCGGACAGCGGAAGATTCAAACTTCCTTAAGGTTCTTTCGAACTATCATGATGATCGCCAGCTCAGCCCGGCCACACCAGCCCATGTTTTGAAATTGGTCGGGATAGCCGGATTCGAACCGACGACATCTGCGTCCCAAACGCAGCGCTCTACCAAGCTGAGCTACATCCCGTTGAAAAATTACCATTGCACCCAGAGTCGAACTGGCTTTTGTATGTGCATACTTATGGACCACCGCTCGGTCATGACTACGAGCTTTGCAATGAATGTTTGAAAACTTACCGAATCTTGTAGGCGTGGAACGACGCCTCGTTATTTATTAGAGCAGCCCCGACTGGGGATCGAACCCAGATCTACATTTTCATGCTGTACACACATGCCTTCATCGTTTGGTACCATTGAATGAAGCATGTCGGTTTACCTATTAACCTACCAGGGCGTTGTTACTCAACTTACCTCTAATCTCCGACTCAGTTGAAAATCTCCCGTGAATAACTTTATTGTGATGAACACGGGCATGTTCGGTTTCCTTACTTCGCGCGAGGCGACCTGGGGTCTTCCTATCATCACAAACGGTGGTACGCGTCCATCTGTACGTTTAATTACTTTATCTTCTCGTGCTGCAGGCACTTACGATTGGGACCTTCGCCTTAAAGATTGAACGAATGAGTACTGAGCTTCTTCGGTCCACATACTCGACCTATCCGGTTGTCACCATGTTATGGTTTTCATTCAAAAGTGGAACTGCAGACGGGAGTCGAACCCGCACGAAGCTTTCGCTACCAGATTGAAAGTCTGGGGACCTACCATTAGTCGACTGCAGCATTGAAAATCTTGTATGAGCTTTAGAACAGGCATACAACCTCAGCAACCCGAAGGCGGGAACTTAATCCCACTGAGAACATCGCCACTCATACCGAGTCCAGTTGTAAATTGGTGGAGTGTCACGGAGTCGAACCGTTCCTCGGGTTTTAATTGACTTTGCCAAACCGAGTCGTCCTTACTCACACCCCATATGAAAATTTGTTGGTTGCTAGGCTCAACCGGCGTCTTTTATACTTTCTCTTGTCGAGATACGGCCTTTTCTTTTTACAAAATGTCGGACTCGTGCTTTCATTATTACACCATCTCCTAGTCCCTAGCCGAAGTGCACTTAGCAGTTTCGACGAAAATTTATCGGTTGACATACTGATTTTCTCTCAACCCGATCCGGGGAGTTACTGATCAGACGCGATTTGACTCGCGGCCTTGTATGGTGAAAGGGACCGAAGGACTCCTTTCAAAGTTTGAATGTCAAAGAACGTGTTACAATCGAAAATCTGTTTCCGAAGGCGATTCATGCGACGGGTTGTACCGTTGCCGATCGTGAATTTATTCTAACAGGAAGTTCCCGTCTTGTAAATCAAAATCTTCAGAATTTTTCAGTTTGCGAAAGAACAGTTTCAGCCGAACCTCAGATTCGGAGGGAAAGTTGGCGGCAGAATTTGTTTCTACCGTTTCCTTACAGAATTATTCTAACAGGTTTTTGCGGACTTGTAAATAAAAAAATTCACAAATTTTCATCCCGTTGAAAACCAATCAGTTACGGATTTTCACGGAAATATGCCAGGATTTGCTCGGTTCCTGTGATTTTCACGGAACCTATGATGAGCATCGGAACGGCGCGAATGCCGTTCTCGACGAAAAAATCACGGTTTTCTTCCATGTCACGGACCTCATAAGAGTTCGGATCAAGGCGTTCTTTAAGCAGTTTGCAAGGACCGCAATATTGGCTTGTGGCGAGTATTGGCTTCATAGTTTAATTATATCAGTCTTTCGTACATTACTTTCGAATCCTAGGCAGTTCATAGAGTTATTAGCCCTATGCTAGGCGCACAACTATCTCGTCTTTACCGGTGTCCGGATAGTATCACGGTGTACATATGATTATACACGTAGACTGAAAGTGGTCATTGTATGAACTTTCTAATTTCATCAATTTTAAGTTTCTGATCAGACGTAGAAAGATTCTTGAAGTCCTTCCATCTTAAACGAATTCCGTTCCATCCACGAGCAGATAAGTATTCTTCGCGAATCGTATCTTTCAAAATAACAGCTTGATCGGTGTAATGAAATTCACCATCAACTTCGAAGTATTTCATCGTATGAATGTTTGCAAAGTCTAAAGAGAAACGAGAAACCTGATATTGATAAATTACTGATTGTAAATCTGAAAAGCAATCAATGAAGTATTCCTCAGGATATGAAACTTTAGAAGAATGATTTAGTACGTATGGAACCTTAGAAGGATTTTCGTCTAAGAAACGTTTTCTCGATTCGGAGATCTTTCGTTTAGTCTCATCTGAATGCACGCGTCCTAAACTTGATTTTCCAATTTTCAGTTTAGTCTCTTCTGAAACAATCCCGCCGCGTCCATTCATAAATTGATTAGAACCCTTCTTTCCAGAATTACCTGGGCTTGCCGGTAAACGATTTGGATTATCAATGCATCTAATGCTATGTTGGCGTAAGCTTCGGACGCTATGGCATTCTTTATTGCAAAATAAGCAGTTCATGAATCTATTTATATAGACCGATGCTTCACAAAGTGGTGCGTCCGGCGGGTCACGATCCCGCAACTTACTGATTAAAAGTCAGTTATTCTACCAATTGAATTACGAACGCAGAAAATGATTGAGTGGAGGAGTCACCCTAGCGTTCAAACTGACAAGGTTTGATCTATGTCCGAAGACTTCGCCTTTCCACTCAATGTTGTAGTCTTCGGTTTCCCTAAGAAAGCATTGGCTATGCTTGTGCCTACCTGCTACAAGGCCGTCAAGGTTGCCAACCAGCGCACATGGTCCAACCTAAACTTAATCGAGCGGACCTTCTACAAAAGAAAATAGCAGGCCTCGGAGTTTCACCGTTTTACAGCCAGGCCGCGGTGCTGTTCATAACATCACTCTATGCTGGTCCCCTTTGCCTCGCACACTAGGCGAGTTAAGGCCGACGCACACCTACCAGCATCCCCGTCGGTCGTCCGTGTTCTACGTATCAACACGTAGCGGTCAGTTATGAAAATTGTTGGGTAGCACGAATCAAACGTACGCTGACTTTATCATACAGAGAAGCAAATGCTTCTCAACCTGGAAGGTGTCATGCTATCACTACATCATACCCAAAGAATTAACGTCTGATCAAATCAGAAACAGCTCGCGTCATCTTGCCGAGATCGCTCATTGTTGGAAAACCGCTATTCAACTTGTCATCCCCTTTAATTACAAGGATTGGTTTAGAATCTCCGGTTTTGGTAAGAGTCATATTACCTCGAACATAATCATCAGATCCAAGTTTTCCCATGTTCATGGTGATGTTATATTCACGTCCGCCAATCATAAAGGAAACTCCATAGTAACCAGAATCAAAAAACTTAGCACGTGTTATGGAACCTTTAGGACTATCAGCTGAATTCAAAATTGTCTGCAGATGCTCTTGTATCTCGCTTGGAACGGACTTACCATATCCAGTGACCGCAGCGATAGAAACCTTTTCAAGGATTGTCTTAGCTGCTTCAACAAGCGGATCACTATTTGTATCTAAAAATGGATTATTCATGTGATTATTTATACAAGATTGGTAGTTCCGACGGGAGTCGAACCCATACACACTGAGTCAAAGTCAGTTGCGCTACCATTACGCTACGGAACAATTAAAAATGGCGGAGCAGAGGAGATTCGAACTCCTGAGACCTTGTAGGGTCCACATACTTTCCAGGTATGTTCCATCGGCCAGCCTGGGCCCGCTCCATAAAAGTGGAGCTCCTTGACGGACTTGAGCCGTCCTTTCTGATGTACGAAATCAGCGCATCGCCATCTATGCTTAAGGAGCAATGTAATTACTTACGTAAATCGGCTTCTCCGATTTTACCAGAAACTTTAGACTTAAACATATCAAGCGTGATTGCACCACTATTCCAATTAGAAGCTTTAAAAATCATTACTTCGTCGCCCTTAACGCGATCGACGAATATGATTGCACCATCTTTCATTGCATACAATGTCTTAGCGGATGGTTCAATTTGAGCTTCGGTTAGTGCAGCTGTAGCCGCTTCCAATAGTGTAGTCTCAGTATCTTTTTCCATACTCTATTTATACAAAAGTGGAGCCACATCCCAGAATCGAACTGAGTTATCCGGAGTACAAAACCGGCGCATCACCTTTTATGCTTATGCGGCGTTAGCGAATGTGGATACGATTCGAACGTACATTTCCGTCGCCTCATAGCGGGTCCTGCCCACCACTGCGCGCTACACATTCATTGAAAAATTGGTGGACATAGTGGGATTTGAACCCAACCTCCGTATGTTTATTCCGATACGGTATGCATCCAAGACATACACTGCAATGCCCTTTGAAAATTGGTGCGTTCTCTCTCGCTGTCACTCTCTGAGGTCAGGAGTTCAGCCCCTCCTCAGTATCGTTTTAAGTTAACGCTAGGTTTGTAAATTGGTTGCTCTGTGGGATCACGATACCCAAACCTCTTGCATGTCATACAAGCGCTCTTCCTTTGAGCTACAGAGCAATCTTCAACAGACGGAGCCTGCTGAAGCTCCAGCGTGCTTACTTTGTCGGGGATCCATCGACGATCTACACGCATCTTATTTCGAGTGACCAACCACAGTCAATCTGTCGAGAAAGTTATTAGATGAATCCGTCGCTACTCGGATTTGAAATCGGTGTACCCGATCAACAGGACAAGCCTCTCGATTCAGAGTCGGTTTGCTTTCTGTTTACTCGCCATGCACGGCTCTTCTCTACGGTCACAACCAGATTACTAACCTATCGCATCTCGGTGCATCTCCGCCTAGGGTTTCGTCCAGTCGAATATTCCTGCGTGTCTGCTTTCCACGCCGTCATCTAAAATGGCAGATAGCCTAGGACTCGAACCTAGCTCGACAGACGTTAACAGCGTCCCTGCACGCCTGGTGCATTGCTATCTATTGAAATTGGTAGGACATGTTGGATTCGAACCAACGATAGCCGACTTATGAAATCGGTGACTTAGGCCACTTGTCGAATGTCCCGTTAAAGAAAGTATCAAGGCAATAGGCGAACAGTGTTGGTTTGGGGTTGTTTCATTTGCGTTGAAGTAACACTGTTCTTCAGCACTTGATAAAATGGTCCACCGGATTGGTAACGATCCAATCTCTCAGGCTCTTCAGGCTAGCGCTAATCCATCTCAGCTACCGGTGGGTTAAGAATGGCAGATAGCCTAGGACTCGAACCTAGCTCGACAGACGTTAACAGCGTCCCTGCACGCCCGGTGCATTGCTATCTATTATGTAAAGTGGTACCGCAGGTCGGACTCGAACCGACACGCCGTGAGGCACCAGATTCTAAGTCTGGCATGTGCTACCATTTCATCACTGCGGCATTAAACTTGGCAGAACCGACGGAGCTCGAATCCGCGACCTCTTGCTTGACAGGCAAGCGCTCTAACCAACTGAGCTACGGCTCTATTTAAAAGTGGATGCGGGGGTGGGAATCGAACCCACGTCAGAGCGGCTTATGAGACCCTCGGAGAACCAACACTCTCCCTGCGATTTGAAAGTGGTACGCATGGAGGATATCGAAACCCCGGCCTTCTCCGTGTAAAGGAGCTGCTCTGCCTCTGAGCTACACGCGCATTATTTATGAAATTGGCACGGCGTGTAGGAATCGAACCCACGTTTTCTCTTTTGGAGGGAGTAGTCTTACCATTAGACGAACGCCGTATGTCGAGGTAACAAACTGCAACGGTGTGTTTTCACCAAAAGAAGTAACCGTTGCATTCAACACTCGATTTGAAATTGGAGGCGTGAGTCGGACTCGAACCGACATGGATCAGCTTTGCAGGCCGTCGAGTAGCCATTCCCCCATCACGCCATATTCGAGGCAACAAACGAACACGGTGGTTGTTTCGCTTGAAGAAGTAACCGTATTCTTCAGCACTCGATTAAAATTGGTCGCCGCGGTGGGATTCGAACCCACGGCCCACAGCCTCTTGCTGCACGCACTCGCTTCCAAGGCGAGCTCCTTTAACCAAACTCGGACACGCGACGTTATTTTGAAATTGGTTAGGGCACTCTGGAATCAAACCGAGTTCTCAAGGGTAAGAGCCTAGTGCATCAATCAGCAATGCTTTGCCCCCAATTTAAAGTGGTACGGGATAAGGGAATCGAACCCTTCTCTCAAGTTTGGAAAACTCACATATTAACCGATATACGAATCCCGCGTTATGAAATGGTCCGCCTGGTGAATTACGATATCACGACCTCGCACTTATCGGGCGCGCGCTCTGCCTCTGAGCTACAGGCGGTTATGGTCCTCCAGGTTGGGAACGATCCAACGACCCGGCCCTTATAAAGAACCCGCTCTACCACTGAGCTACTGGAGGATATAGAATGGTGCGCCGGTGTGGTGCCGACCCACTCCCCAATTAAGGGCCGAGGTTTACAATCTCGCTGCAAGAGCCGCTTGCTTTACCGACGCATGAAAATTTCTCAGTTGATATAGTTTGGCTTTTCTTTTGAAAGTATGGGAGCGTGATCCGCAACGTGCGGCGCTACAACCTAAACTCTTCATCAGCTATATCTTGTTACACAGGGACTGAGTGCTCCTGCTTCTTAACTTATTGTCATCGCATCCTTCTTCAAGATCCAAGCCGTTCAACCACGGTCGTTACCAAGTTTCTTTTGCACCTGGCGGGCTTTTCGATGTTCAGCGGCAGGTTGTATTATCTGCCGTTGATTGTAGAGCTATTATAATCTAAAAAGGACTGAATGTAAATAACTTTTTTCAATCTTTTTGAGATCGGATCGGCTTTGGTTTGTTTACCGTTGCCGATCGTGAATATATTCTAACTCAAAAATGTGCTTCTGTAAATATCTTTTTTCAATTTGTTGGAAATAAAAAACCTTCGTTTGGGGTTGCCAGAACGAAGGTTTTCGGAGGGGAAATTTTCTTCTGGCTTATCTTTGGAGTCTTGGATCTTTTTGTCCATTAAATTCCGCAGGCATCGCAATGCATAGGCATAATGAAACAACGACACTGAGAGGTCGTGTCCATGTATTGCTATATGTATGACTGTTATTTGCCATTGGTTTATTTATACTCGAAGAGATCTCAAAAAGCACAAAATCTTCACATTATGAAAAAATATGCCATGATGCTTTGAAGTCATGTATTAACTTAGTATACTTTCCTTCTACGCCCTCTGGCTTTTTATTGCTTAGATAGATCTTAAGTTTGTTCTTGCGGAGTTCCATATACTCCAATCCATTTGAAGCATCAATGCCATAGACTGAATTTGAGAAATCATCATGAAACTTTTTCCAGTCTGCGTCACTACGATTACCTGGATGCAAAGCGCTAAAGATATGAATGAGATCCTTAGACAACTTAGAGTAAAGCTCGTCGTCACCCAATTTGGATTCAGACAATACTGCCATTGATGCTTTTAGTAAATCCATATGATAGCTTAGTAATTTTTCTTGGACATGCTATAAAGAGCAGGATCATCGGAGCTTCCGGTTCCTGTCACGCCAGTTACTTCACCGCCGCTTGGAACGAATTCGTAAATCTTGCGTTGTGCTTTATGGCACTCGACAACAATTGTTTCCATGTTACCATCATGTAACACAAGGTAAGGATGACCTTTCAACATGAAAAAGCCAACGCATTGACCACGCACTGAATCTCCTCCAGTGTGCACTTCAAGGTACTTACCAAGCAACGGTTGATCCTTCATGCGTTTAATGAACGGATCAATTTCCGAACCAAGATCCGAACCAATTACACCGTTGCCAAGGTTCTTTGATTTGCCTCTAACCCACTTGATACCAGATGGTACCAGTGATTCGCTAAGACAGGCTAAAGCTGAGTTTTCTAAACTGTTCATACTTGTATTTATACTTTCTCTTTATCCAAGGAAAATTTCCCATTCTGGACGACGCTGAACCTTTTCGGACAATGCTGTAAAGTCAATGTCAGACAGAATCTTTGGCTTGACTTCGCTGCCATGAACGTTGAAGTATGGGAAGTGGTTAGACTTCTTGGTGTTACACTTCTTACAGCTCAAGACAATGTTGTCGTCATGATTGCCACCGCCCTTACTGCGCGGAAGAAGGTGGTCCCGTGTCGCATGTGTATACGGAATCTTCTTCAGGCAGTATTGGCATTGACCATCATAAACATGATACAGCTGACGCAGGTTGACAGTACGATTGCGACGCTTACCCCGACGCTTGTGATTACCGAAGTAACCAGGAATCACAACAATTGTTGGAATTGCCCAATCGGCACTAACGCTACGCAGTGAAGGATGATCCGGATCAAGAATGTTGTCATTCGCAATCCAGCTTTTCCAATCATGAATATTTCCATGTGTATCATATGCCTTTACGCCCCCGACCATAAGGTTTCGGATTGCGCTGCGTGCAGAGAAAAATCCACACGGCTGAAAAGCTGCAGTAAGAACCAGCGTGGTCTTACGTGTTGGAGGTACTGGAATCATTTGACGAAATTGAATTTAGAGGTTTGATGATAACCCCACTTAGTCTTATTCATAGGGTTGATGTAAACAGCAAGTTCAGCTGCATGTTGGGTATCAATGCGTTGATATCCGTTGCGGAAGCCGCTGTTACGTTGCTTGTAAATCCATGAATTTGGGTTGTTCTTGCCAAGACGGCCGAAGGTTACAACTCGCACAAAGACCGGATTGTATGACGAATCAAGTACTGCTTTGGCGCGTTGCTTTTTGTTTTCAGCACGTGCTTGACGGCGAAGGTCAGCAATCGTTTCATGACCGCCGAGGTCATTTTTGACTTTGAGAACTTCTTGGTAAACGAGCGTGGTGATGTCAAGATTGGTTTGCATAATGTAATGTTGTGTTATTGAGATTCGAAATTTTCGCAGATTTCTTCAGCCTTCTTTGTCAAGGCTTGGAGAATTGAGACAAAGGTCGCATGCTTCACTTTGTCATAATCAAGAAGCCGGTGAATATCGACGTCATGTTCAAGACTCAGTAGCAGCCCTTGGTAGGCGCCGCTTCGCAATGCGTAATTTTTTGGCGGTTTCATGTTGCGGTGGTTTTCCTTACGAGATCATTATAAACGGAAACTTAGCACATGTAAATAAAATTTTATGCGATTGCTTCCTTCACCCATTCCTCTAAGCCTTTCTGAGAAGTTCCAGCGGCCGATGTACCGACAACCTTACCTTCCCTAGAAATATCGGGATAAATGCCTCTCAAAAGTTTACACACGCGAATTGCGGTTTTTTCATCAGCGACAGTTACAGTAAATTTCTTTTTCATGTTGCGGTGGTTTCCTTACGAGATCATTATAAACGGAAAACGACCGCTTGTAAATAACTTTTTTCACAAATTTTCACAAAAAATCTTGCCCATTGAAAATCAATAAGTTACGGATTTTTGTGAAAATTTGTGATTTTTAGGTCAACTTTCAGTTTCGGAGACTTCCTTCTTCCTTTTGCGAGGAGTCTTCGCGGCAGCCTTGGTCTTTTTCTCGATTGTCTTCCCGCGCTTTTCAAGGCGCTCTAAGACCTGATTCGCGTCCATCCAAATATCCTTGTCATTGATAAGATCTGAGATTTCATCATCTGTTAGGAAGTCTTCATACAAGTCGCGCATTAAACCTTCGCTCCACTTTCGTTCATGAATTACTCCATGATACATTTCTCCGCCTTTACCAAAAGTACCGCCGCTGTAATTGTGGAACAGGAACATGCTGTGATTGGTAATCATAAACTCATCTGCACATAGAAAGACTAATGTTGCAGCGGACATGCATGCTCCTTCAACGCTTGCAATGATATGACCTTCGCATTCAGCCATTGCTTGTAGGATTTGGATTGTCGTAAATAAGTTACCGCCTGGACAATTGATATGTAGCTTAATTACATCCGTTTGTCTAGATGTTCTTATGTCGTGTATCATTTGAGTATACTCATCAGGACTTCCAATTTCGTCCGATAGGTAATAATCTTTGATAGACCCATAGTCAGTGTTAAATGAATCTGAATGAGCTCCTTTAATTAGATCAAGAAGGCCTTTGTTGTTTTGGTTTTGTTTGTTATTGTTAAGCATGTCCGAATATGATTAGTTTGTTATACTCTCGAATTGCATCACGTAGCTCCTCAACCCACTTGTTTCTTTTCTCAACAAAAACAATAGGCTTAGGGTCGTCATCAACAGCCATTATGATCACTAGCTGAGGAACTGGAATACCGGTCCGCTCCTCAAACATAATTGAATAAGCAGTAGCTTGAGCAAAATAGTTCTTAATCTCTTCTCGCGTTTTACGGCGCTTAGATGTTTTGAAGTCAACGATCGAAAGAGTACCGTTAAATTCAGCAACAAGGTCGACACGTCCAGCGACACCAAGATGGTCAGAGTATAGTGGCTTTTCTTGAAGAACCACCGTGCCCACGTAAGTATCAATAATTGGCTTTACGCTTTTAAACAATGCTCGGACATGCGGCATTGTGTTTGGAGGAAAATACTCAACGTCATTGTTGATATAGTTTTCAGCAACTGTGTGTAGTGCAGTACCACGTGCTGCAGCATGTCGCGATATTCTATTTGCTTCTTCTTCACCAACGCGACGTCGCCATTCCATGATAGAATCTTTTGAACGCGCGCCAAGCACCGTGGTGATACTTGGATATTTCTTTCCTTCAGGCGTGATGTAAGTTCTTCCTGAAGGACCACTAGAGTCGCTAAGATTATCATACCCAAGAACAACTGGTTCATGAGTAAAGATCTTGCGAGGTTCAGTGTTTTTGAACATATTCGATAATTCGCTCATAAACGTCTTTACTTGTATGACCATCCCATTTAGGAGCGTTGTCTAAAACCAATACACCTGCGGATTTTAAGCAATCCCAATACTGCATACTAAGATGATATGTAATGTCGCCGGTTGGTAGAGTTGTTCCTGCAACAAACCAACCTTCCCATAAGCTGTTATCACAGTGACGTTTACTCATCCATGAATCGGACGGACGGCTTTTTAGGAAAGCCATGTATAGCGCACTGCGATGTGCATACAATTCATCAAAGGTATGGTATCCATCCGATACTTCACCAGGCTTGCAAGGTATTGTAATTTGTCCCATGTTTTAATTATAAGGAATCCCAATCATTAAATTCTCGACGAGGTTTATCATGATTGTGGACGTAATGATTTTTGTTCCGCTTGTTCTTACGACGATTGGCTTCATAATCGTCATAGTATGCACCGGCTGACCGTTTGTCCTTATTGCGATTCTTTTTACTCTTGCCCATGGCATTAACGAGTTTCAATCTTTGCGTGACGACCGCTGCTCTTCTTTACTTTGTTTAGGAGGTCATTCCATCCAGAGCCAGCACGTTGTAGAACTGTCTTTGCGCCATCATAACTTACGCGAGGCGCAAAATCAATAATACGTTTCACATTACCTTCAGCTTTACAATGTGGACAAGGTTCAGATGTTGGTAGATCGCGATCAACTAGAAGCTGACGATCTTCCCAAGTCTCATTACAGTTTTCGCAATTATATGTGTATGTCATTTTTGTGGAAGAATGTTAGGGAATGCTTTACGTACCAACGATGCAGTCAATGAAGGATACATCTTATTTAGTTTCTTGTCCTTCATTGCAATTAGAATTTCAGCATCTTTCTCATATGCAATTTCAAGAAGCTTGATGAATTGAGTTTCACGACGCATACGTGTGTAGCGATCATTCTCATCAAACTTACCTTTTCCTTTAACACAGTTAACAAGATAAATCAACTGCTTGTGCAGCGGAGTTGGTTGACATCCAGGCGCTGCTTTATCAGGAGTGTATGGCGGAGCTCCTTCAGGTAGGTCGAAGATTACTCCAGGATGGAATGCTCCTTGTAGAATAGTTTGAATCTCAAATGTATTGTTTTCTTGAAGAATACGAACACGATCCTCGACCTTCTTAGCTTGTTCAACGAGGTCAAAAACCTCATGAGGTAATTTACGATTTGGTAGTTTACGCATATACTTTATTTAACAAAAAATTCTTCGGCGCAGCTGATAAGCATATTGCATCGATTAGCAATAAGATAGTTTAGTACCTTAGAGTTGCCAACAGCTGGAGCTTTGCGATATGTATCAAGGATGATTTCGCGCAGATCAGATGGAGTACACTCAAGATCAATGACAGTACGGTTACGAATATAGTTGCGATATGTATTGGCATCAAGAACACTTTGCATATCGCCTTTCTTGTATGCAGCATACCAATCCTCAATCTTAGTTGCACGAACTGGCGTCTGACGTGTACCTTCAGTAACAAATACATCGTCAGCCGAAAGAATGTTTGGAACACCATCGCCGCCGTCTCCTTTGACAATATGCTCAAAAAGATAACGATGTGGATTCTTATCAGTCACCAGCTTCTTAGTCATAGGGCTGAACTGCTGAACATTGTCATATCGTTGCAACTGAATGAAGTCCTTGTCAGCGCTAATAATCATAACTGGCTCATACTGGCCAAACTCCTGAGTGTTTGCGACAAGAGAGCCAATCACATCGTCTGCTTCAGCGTGTGGAGCCTGAATTACCTTATAAGGCATATGTTCGCTGATCTCTTCCTTGACTTTATTAAGGATACGAAAGATCTCAGTCCAATCAAGCGAGGACTCCTCGCGGTTTTTACGGCGAGCTGCTTTATAGAAAGGGTAGTATGTTTTACGCCATGATCCACCATCACACGCTAGTACCATCTCGCCATACTTGGCGCGGTACTTTACATTATACATTCTCAACGTATTTAAGATCAAGTGGCGAATGAATGATTCCTCGATCTTGTCATTCTTAACTTGAGAAAAGATACTTGCAATTGCGATTCCGCTGTAGTCAACTATTACCATGATATTGTTTCTTTAGATTTAGATTATAACCAAAAGTAGATGAAATGTAAATTACTTTTTCCAAAGATTTTTCACATGTTTAGCGTGTATTCTGCAGCCCACGAACTCATTGTAGTACTCTTCTTTTAGAAGTACTTCTTTTGCAAATTGCCACTTTGCTTCAATGTAAGATAGTTCGCCTTTTGCTTTACAGAACTCAAGTATTTCACGACGGAAATCATCAGGACGATCTTTAACTAATAGCTTAACTGTTTCGCTGCTGCCACAATACTTTTCCCAATCACTTTGAATAATGTCAATGCGCTTTCTCTTTTGACCTTTAAGCGGTGGACGTTTTCTTTTTGTGACTAGCAGCTTTTTGCCGATGTACTTTTTGCCGTTTGAGACGTCTGTAATTTCATAGACGAATCCGATACAGCCTTCCTCGATTTTTAGTTCAGCGTCTTCCTTTGTAAATGCGTTGTTCTGATATGTCCATGGACTCATACAACTTATTTATCGGCAAACGAGTTATGCAGAATATCTAAAGAAGAACTTTGAATCGGAAGCGCACCATAGGAATGATTTTAGTTTAAAGGCTGATGCCAATTGCTTAAGGTATGCATTGTCTATTTGATGCTCATCTGACCAAAAGCTAATTACTGTCTGATTGTCATGATCGCGCAATTTCCAAAGATTACCTGATTTATGCTTAGCGCAAAACTCTTCAAGACGACTACCGTCTAATGTTGTTGCGGACGCTCCTATTTGTTGCAACTTTGCGGTGTTAGGTCGTTTTGAATACTTTAGTTGTGTACGACACCAATCATATTTTTTAGCACCAGCTAAAGCTTGCGTCATAGTATAATGTAACACTTCCTCTCCATCAATGTTTGTGTCGCAAAAAATTACCGTATTGTCTGCATACATAAAAATTGTATCGGACTGGGTTGACCAATGGCTTTTTCCATAAATCGTTAAATTTTCAGGGCTAGACCACCTAGTATCAATGTCCGTTACTTCATTTGTGTTTTCGATAATGTCTTTAGCCGCTTGTAGTAAATCTTTCATATGCTTTTATTTATCGGCAAATGAATCATAGCCATCTTCTTCACCACCATACTCGCGATGAACTCCACAAAAAGGACAGTACTCAGGGTACTGATCATCTTCGTAAATAGAGTCATCATCATTCTCGATACTGTCTGAGTAGTAATCGTCAATGTCATCGTCCCACATGATTTCGTAAACATTCTTACAACATGTGCATTTATTCTTTTCTATCATCTTCTTCTTCGGTTAGTTCTTTTTTACGTTCAGCATAAACAAAGAAAGGCGCAAGCGGCCACATAACCAAGAGAGTAAGTAAAATCACGAAGAATGCAACTGCCAGCGTGAGTATCACAAATGGCATTACAATCAAAGAAGCGATTGATTCAAATAACGGACGTAAAACGCGATGTTCAGTGTAGGGATTCATATCAGCCTTCGCATGTGCTACAAGTTAAAATACTACGCGCAAGTTCTTGAGCTGGATTAGCGCTACGTTGATAATACAGACTCTTAATTCCGTTTTCCCATGCATAGATCATCAACTCATTAACCTCTTTCGGTTTGGCTTTTGGACTAATCATGAGATTAAGACTTTGTCCTTGGTCGATGTATCGTTGACGCTGAATGGCTTGTGTAACAATTTCCTTTTGCGAGATTTCACCAAAGGTTTTAAACACTGCCTTTTCTTCAGGAGTCAGGAAGTCAAGATGTTGTACACTACCGCCGTGGACAAGGATATCCTTCCATACGTCAATATCATCTTGACCTTTTTCCTTAAGGAGTTTAGCAAGGTATGGATTCTTGTATGTGAACTTACCTTTTGCAAGATCCTTAACAAAGTAGTTACTGTTAAGCGGTTCAATACTCGGCGATACTTGTCCAAGGATAAACGAACTTGAAGTTGTTGGAGCGATCGCAAGTGTAGTTGTATTGCGACGTCCATAACCTTTGCATACTTCAGGTTCACCAAACAGCGTGGCCAACTCGCCGGTTGCTTTATCTGCACGTTCACGAATGAATTTCCAAATATCCATGTTAAGGAACTGTGCATCCATTCCTTCAAAGGCAATCATTTTGCTCTGCAGCAAGCTATGCCAACCAAGGACACCAACACCAAGAGCACGATGGCAAATTGCAAACTTTCTTGGAGCTTCCATAAATGGAACACCTTCGGTCTTGTTAATGAACTCAGTCATAACAGCGTCGAGGAAATAAACCAGCGTTTCAACAGCGTCTGTCTTAGAGAATTCATCCCACTTCTCGAGGTTCATCGAGCTAAGGTCGCATACAAAGCTTTCATCCTTTGTCGTTGGAAGAAAAATCTCAGTGCAAAGGTTACTGGAATAAATCCGCATACCCTGCTGTTTGTAAACATCAGGAGCACCGTTATTAGCATTATCACTAAAGAAGATGTATGGATATCCTGACTCAAAACGCTTCTTGATAACGAGACCCCAGATCTTACGCTTTGAGCTATCGCCATCAATCATTTCGCGCATCCATTGGTCACTAACAGTAACACCAATAGACATGTCCTGAATTGAATTACCTTCACTACGGATCTTAAGGAATTCTTCAATATCATGATGGTCAATTGATTGGTATGCCGCAAATGATCCACGACGAACATTGCCTTGTGAGACAACATTCATCAACTTGTCATACAGTTCCATAAAGTGAACACTTCCAGTTGATTGCCCACCACTGCTGATTGGTGCACCACGACCACGTAGCGCACCAAAGTATGCACTTGTACCTCCGCCGCCTTTAGTCATCATGCTGACTTCCGCAAGCTTATATCCCGTGATTTCTTCAAGCGTGTCTTCAATGTAGCTACCAAAGCAACTAATAGGCAAACCGCGTTCACGTCCAAAGTTAGACCAAATAGGACTTGACAATGAATAGTATCCGAGATGCATATACTTCTCGAACTTATCAGCAAATCCAGGTATGCCTAAAATCTTTTCGGCACTTTCAGCAATATCACGTATGCGACCTTCAGCAGTTTCTCCCTCAAGCAGGTAGCCGCGGCTTAAGAACTTTCGGCTATCTTTATTGAGCCAGTAAATATTTGTTTCCATAATCAATTTATACGTGTGTTAGAACAGTTCGTCTTCGTCGAAACTTTGATTCTTCTTAGAATATTCGACGGGACGAGAGTTGAAGAAATCTGTCATGTTGTTACCAAGCACCTGTTCATCAAACCAAACGGTGTGTTTCAACAACTCTTTATCAACTTCAAATGGAGCGCGGAATCCAATTTGAGCCATGCTTTCGTTGATACGATTCTTGATGAACTCTTTTAGAATTGGAGCAGTCAAGCCTTCTTCTTGAATTCCATTAATCATCCAATCAACAATACGTGATTCTGCTTTAAATGCTTCATGCGCTTCAGATACAATTCGATCCTCAAGATCAGCGTCAAACAGTTCTGGAAGTTCTTCACGAATTGTATTCACAAGTTTAATACCAACAAGAGCATGAATAGTTTCTTCATTGCGTGTATACTTAACTTGCTGATCAGTATGCTTAAGAACGTTCTTAAAAGTAGCAAACCAGTTGATGATATAGAACTGGCTAAACAACGACACGTTTTCGACAAACAGAGTAAAGAGAATTAGCGCATACAAATATTGCTTCTTGGAATCCTTATAGAAGCGATGAGTGTATTTACGAAGATACTTAACACGACCTTGAATCCACTCAAGCTTAAGGTTTTCTTCAAACACGTCCTCAAGATCAAGAACTGTTAGCAAACGTTCATATGCATTGTTATGAATAACTTCAGTGTTGGCCATTACATACCCAAGATCTTGAAGAGATGGATGCGGAAGATTCTCTCCAAGCTTTGCCCAAAAGGTTTTAACCGCAACTTCGATCTGACCAATTGCTGAAAGAGTACGTACTACAATTTCACGTTCTTGATCATTAAGAATTGTTCGGAAATCCTGTAGGTCAGGTTTAAAAGTAAATTCTTTATCGGTCCAAAATCCATTGTGCATTGCTTCAATGAATTGCTCTGCCCATGAATAGCGATTTGGTTTACGTGATACTTGTTCTTCAAAAATACTGTGTGACATATGATTTTTCTTACATAAAAATGGGCTACGTATTGTGTAGCCCTTTGGTTATGGTTTACTATATATTATTTTGCCTCTAGTGTAAATCTAATTATTCATTGGCAGCACGTTTTCTGATGCTTCGCATCGCGCCGGTCTCACTGCATTGAAGTACGATGGTCTTCTTTCCTTTGTTCTTCTTAGCATAATCAACAATCTCTTTATGAGTCTCGTCAGTCAAATCTAAGTACTTAGACCAACGTTCAAATTTGTTGCGTCCAGTCTCGAATCTACGGAAGACGTCAGGCTTCACACTAAAGAGTCTCCATGTTGCTCCAGTCTTTGGATAGTCTGATGGAGGCATTGCAACTGCGGCGGTTGTTGTATCTTCGTTGGTCATTGGATTAGGTCAGCTTGGGTTACGTAAATGTATTGGTTAGTCTTCTGATGGTGCACCTTGTAGACAGGAGCTCCAAAAATATTTCCGCAAGGCTTGACGTCAGATTCAGCAATTACACGAGTATTGCGCAATGCAAGGAGTTCACCCGTCTTTGGTAAAGGTAGTGTATGGCGTAGCATATATGCGCCTTCACGCAAATAACCGTTGTCGGTTTGATACCAAGTGCTTTCAAGTAAAGGCATCATGCATGCTTTTACATCTGCAATTTCGCTTAGCGCCTTTAACAGCGCTTCGTTTGATAAATCAGCGTGCTCTTTAATAAGAAACAACGCAGTAAGATAACTTGCAATTGTTGTCTTCCCAAGCGGTAGCTTGTTTAACATACGCTTGACATTAAACACTAGACGATGAAAATAGTTATAGACGCTCTTTTCGTCCGATGTTTCAGGCTTCTTTATAAGCTTTCCTCTGTCATCAATAATTCCTGCTTTATAAGCTCCAGTCTTTTCCCATGGAGTAGTAAGCAAGCGCAAAAAGCGGAATGCATAAAAGGTGTCAGTTGCTCTTGAAAGTAATCCCATACGTCTTAAAATTAAATTTGCTGCAGTTTACGCGCGACGTACATATCGCTTGGTATATTTATATAGTCGTCACGGTGTACATAGTTTAAGTACAGCAAGAAGGTTTTCAATGCAGGCCAATACTCTTCTGGTATTTTGAAAAAGCATAAGCGTATGCCAGCCGCAACTCCAAATGAGTTATGGATGATAATTATGTGATTAAGAATTAGTCTTTCTTGTAGATCGCCTTTATCCTTATATCGTTTAAGTAGTTTCTTAAGATACTTAAACCTCAATAAGTCTTCATAAAATTCCTTAATGTCAGTGCAACATGGATTGCGATAATTCTTAGCTGCATATAAGGCAAAGGTGCGATCGTTTAAGTCCATGTGAAATTATTCAGTAATCTCAATTCTTAAAGTAGTATCTCCAGCTTTAAACAGACGATGATATGTTTGCTTAGGCACATTTAATACATCGCCTTTGCGTAGTTCATATGGAACCTGTTCATCCATTTGAAACACCCAGCCTTGGCCGTCTAATACCTTAACGATTCGATCATTATGGTCACGATGCCAAACTAATTCATGACTATCAGTATTTGGCTTAAATTCGCGAATCCACTTGTTATTCGCTTTTTCACTATCATAATAAGGAGTATTCATATTACCAATAAAATGAACCTCCGCCTTTAAGACCAAGTTGCTTAGCATAATAAGGGAGGCGACACGCCCAATACCCAGGCTTGGTCTTATCCTTTTTCTGATCGCAGTTATGACGCGCCGCAAATGATTTGCGAGCAGCTGGATCATCAATCTTTGCAGTTAATCCAGAAGTGTCTCCAAACTGAACTTTGATAATGTTGCCTTTATCATTCTTAACATAGACATAGTATTTCTTAGATCCGCCGCGCTTTGGAGAATTGAGTTCTACGTCTTCATCTTCTTTTTCAAGTAGAGGATGGTCAAGCGGAACTTCCTGTCCTTCATATATTCCAATTTGACCAATGTCGCTTTCCATAAGCATACGATCAAATTCAGATAGAGTTTCAAGACTATCTACATTTTGGCGTGCATACTCAAACAATGCATAATAGTTTGGAGTATGTGGACGAAACACATTTTGCGCTAATGGGATATCATATAGAATATGATATAGTAAAGCCTTAGGGATTGTAGAATTTTCTACGTATGTTTTAAATGATTTCATATTAGAGTATGCTGTTCCAGTTTAGAGTTCCATAGACGTTTCCGCCAGTGCCTAAGTGTCGCACTGCTAATGTATATGTATCAGCGGTCCCTCCTATAGTTCTTCCAAGTTGCTGTTCAAATGTGCTTGGTAGGTAAGCATTGATGAGAGCATTTGATTGGTTGCTACTAGCAAATATTCCGCTGTCTTCAACGGTGCCTCCACTCATTGAAGTTGCTCCTATGTTATATTCCAATACACCACCGCTGCCAGTGTGCGTAGTCCAATTACCGTTTGTTATAGTCGCATTACGAATACATGCATATTCATATGTGCTAGAGTTACCGCTCCCGATAATATGGATTTGAGATGGTAAAACTATAGCATCGGTGTATCCACTTTTGAGACGAAGTGATACAACAGGAGCCCATCCAGTTGCGACATCGACGCTTGCTATAGCAGATGTTCGAGTGGCTGACCATTGCTTGGTGATTTGTTCATAACCTCCTTCGGAAATTACAGTAGAGCAAATTTGCTTTAGCGTTGTTGAGCCTGAAGTAGCTGCAAGGTTTTCAATTTCATAACGTATAGGCAAGCATGCAGTTGACATATACGTTGTGGTTCGGATGTTGTCATTATGGAACGTGTGTGCTACAATTAAATGTCCATCAACAATAAAGCCACAACGAACATCGCCAACGCCTAGCCATTCAATGTCCATCCAAAATATTTGAGACTTGGAAAAATCAATGGTGCGACCGCTATATCCAGTCCCGTCAAATTTATCGCCGTTCCATTCAGCCCGAGGAGCTGACAGTGTTGTGTTGAGACTGCGGCTGCGTATCTTTAGAGATACATCTTCGCCATTGGCTTCAAGGAATATCCCATCATTGTCGCCAAAATAACCAACACGCTGTCTAAGATTTGTTTTAAGAGTACCTAGACAAAAGCTTGCAAGAATCAGTAGACTTTTTCCTGGCTGATACGGCATCACTCGACGTGTTTCACGAACAACCTTGCTACCTGATTCGTTAGTGACAGTTAATGACATTACGTTTTCAGCCGAGACATGTGTAGCAGATCCGTTTGTTGCTGTTAACGTATCCCACTTGCCATTATCGCCATAACGATACTGGCTGTCAAATATAGTGAAAGGAGAACTTGTTCGTAGTCGTCCAAAGGCATCGGTTATAGATCCGCCAGGTGTTAGTTGGTCAGCTAACATATGGACTTCATATCGCGCATGCTCGCGCGTTAATGTTTTTGGTCCTGATAGGTATTGGGTAGGCATATTTTCGTTTAGTTACATTTGCGAATTACATCGGCTTCTTCATTGCGGCGACGTAACAAACCATCTAGTCCTTTACCAACCCATAGACGCTTCATCGCGATAATTTGGTCGGCGATATAGCCGTAAATGTTTGGAGTTTGAATTTCGCCTTTAATTGCTTTTGAAATATTTAGCATCTCAATTCGGCTGCTTCCGCTGAGCGATCCACCGCGGTTAAATACCAACGAGACAAGTGCGCCAAATGCGTCTGGATGTAACTTGTCTGCGCCTGGAAACACTCGAAGAGTTTCTTTAATAAAGCGTGGTAAAGTACTCTGTTTAAATACCGCAAGCGCATCTTCCCAAGATATTTGAATATCCCTAACAGAAGATATTGCAGCGCTAGCAGACGATCCTTTTTTGCCGACATGTTGAACGAGTCGATTGTAGTCGCCGCCGCTAAGATGGAATCCCCAATCAGATTGAAATTGTGCTACGGTATTGTATCCTAAATCGTAGCCGATGCCAATTGTAACTCCGCTTTGACCGCCTGGATAACATGGACGCTTTAATGCAGCATTGTAGTAACCTTCACCTCCACCAACTTCATAGTCGATGATTAGTTTTAAAGCGCGAGGTGATAATCCAACTGATGGTTCAGGTTGAACTGGTTTTGGTGCTTCAGTTTCAAGAGGGCAAATCTTTTCGACAATAGCTGACCATGTTTTAAAGCCATCATCTCCATCCACTTGTAATCCCAGAGCAGATTGCACTCTCTTTACTAAATCTTTTCTTCCATTAAAGTCCATAATTGTATATATTGTGAATTTTGTTATTTACATTCTCGCAGACCATGTTATAATAATTAAGTATTCATTCCGCAGCAACCGTTTGATGGCTGCATATAAACAAACGGCCAATCCAGAAGAAACTAGATTGACCGAAGGTTCCCGAAGGGATCATAAAATAATCCTTAGGTTAGGCAAAGGTGGATTAGAGTTATTCCTTAGATGCGCGCTTAACGCTGGACAATGCACTTGTATCTCCAAGGATAACGTTGGTCAACATAACAGCAAGGTTACCAAGTAGTTTGGTTTGCGCTGGAGTTAATGTCTTATCAGATTGAGTTGCTTTTAATGCAGCAATTGTAGCAGGTACATCTTTTTCATCAATTAGAGCAAGTGATACAAGCTCTTTGATTTTTGGAAGGTTAACACTTTCTTCAAGGTCAACATTCTCGTCAAGATCGCCTGTCTTACGGAATTTAGCAAAGGCTTTTTCAAAATCGGCTACATTTTTATATTTCCATTCGCCATCATTGTTAAAAATTCCAAGCGTTCCATCTTTATACATGCCAACGAAGGTATCAGCCCACTTTCCTGCGCGCATTTTGATACCCCAAAGTTTTTGAATGTCTTTGGTCGTTCCTTTTGCAGTTATAGTATCTTTACCAATTGGCGCAGGTACCATATCATGACCAGGACTCCAATTGTGACTTGGTAACAGCGCTTCTTCAAGCTCAACTTCTTCATTCATCTTCGAAGCAGACTTAATTTTGAAATCTTTGTAATTGCCTTTTCTTTTAAGACTTGTTTCTGCATATCGTTTTGCAGTTTCGGAATCGTTTGCTTTAATAACGATTCTAGCATTAGCAACACCAGATCCAGATGGATCAGCATATGAGAATGCTACTCGCCATTTAGTGTCAGATGCAGCTGCTTCTTCAAGATCAACTTCTTCGTTCTTTTGTGCACCATAGTATGCGCCTAGAGCCATCTTGATACGTTCCTTCTTGGACTTACCTTTAAACTGTGGAGCATCGCTATTGACAAAATCATCGATCCATTCAGATGCATCTGCATCAGCTGATAGCTTTTCAGCAATGATTTCAATGTCGGCTGAAAGTTCAAGTTCTTCCTCAATGTCATATTCATCGAGTTCAACTGGAATGACGTCATACTTGTCATCAATCTTCGTGTATAGGTCGTCAATAGAATTGTATGCACCTGTTAGAGCAGCATCAGTCTCTGCATCAATTTCTTCAAGATGAGAAATTGTATTGTATAGATCATTTGCCATTTCGCCAATTTGATCTAACTTCTCTAGCGCAGAACCAACACGGTCAACCGTCGCTGGTGTGATTGGAGGGACAATTTCATTTGAGTTACCTCCGAGTGCCATTTCCATATTTTCATATATCGCAATGGCTTCTGATTCAATTTGTGAAAGTTTCTTCATATGTTTATTTATTTACCTTTATGCTTTTTCCATAAGTCGGAGTCTGTGGTCTTGCGGGTTGTTCCTCCAACTATAAAACTGTTTACTCTAGCCAATCCCCACTGCTCAGGCGTTGTTCCAGGACGATGGCCAGTTCTCCATGCAGCATGTCCACGGTCATATACGTCTTTAAGTATACCATAGTCAATACCAGAATCTTCTGACTTTTTACGCAGTGCTTTAGACACTGGGCTAGCGCCTTCATCAAATCTCCTTTGATATTCTTTTGTGTATTTTGAAGGTTTAGTGACAGCGGTCTTATCGCCTGGTGCAGGCGCGTATGCACTGTCATCATCGTCATCCTTCTTAGCGTTCTTGTCAAAATGCTTTTCGCGTTTATCAGCGGTTGATTTTGACAGGCCCGTATAGTATGAAGAGCCTTCAACTATATGCAGATCGGTTATAAAGAAGCGTTTGGTTTCTCCATTTGGTAGTTTACACGTGACATGGTTTGGTCCGCGTGATTCAACAGTAAGGATCATGTCACTCTCAGATTCAGCATAAACTTCATCGCCAACATTGAAAATTTCTCCAGCAATATAGCGTTCACGAATATTGCTTAGTGGCTCAAACTGAACATGCTTACGGAAGTTATGGCTTTCTTTTAGACCCATTCCTTTTCGCACAGCATTAAACAACTCCTTGACTTCACCAAATGTTTTAGGCAGTCCTTTTGCAAAAGTATCAAGATCGTTATCAGCCGCCGCAGCACGCATCTTTGATGCACTCATACCACTTACATCGTCTGCATCAGGATCGCGTTCGCCCGCAGATACAACTTGAATACCATCACGGAATTTATAGTACCCATGTGTACCTTTAACACCATCATACTTTGCAAGCAAAGACTTAAATTCTGGAACACGATCGCTCCCTACAACCAACGTGAATTTTGTGTAGCCATCGTCATGTGCAGCTGACGCTACGTTAAACACATTTTTGATTGCGCGATCCAGTATGATATTGCGACCATACTGTGGAAACATCTTACGCATAAATTTAATCTTATCATCGTAAGATAGCGGGTTCTTTTTTGAATCCTCGCTTTGCGATGCGTAAATGCGATATGTTTTACCTTTGCCTTCTTTTGCAACCGCATTAATCAATTTTTCATGACCAATTGTCGGCGGATTAAAGCGGCCGAATGTCGCAACTAATTCCTTAGTTGATTCTTCGGTGTAGGTACGGAATGATTTGAGTCCCATTACTTATTTGGCTTAATGGATTGGATTGGCTTTGGAGGGGTAGCATGCTTTTGGAAACGCATACGTTCCTTTTGACGAACCTTTGAAAGAAGACGGCGAGCAATGTTCTTAATTGCCCCTTGGCGAGCAGCAAGCATTCTTTCAACTCGAACCTTTTCACCATAGCTAGCTTCACCTTTATTTTTATGTAACAAGCGGCGAGCAAGAGCAGCACGAGCCGCGCGCACTGCACGTTGCTGAAGAACTGAGGTGGATGCGCGGCGGCGTTGCGCGCGACGACGGCCTGCAAGAATCTTTGATTTGTTTCTACGCATAATCGCGCGGCGCTTCATGCGCTGCAACATATTAAGTGCCTCTGTGATAGTCTCAGAGTCAACATCTTCAAGGATATCTTCTTCCTTAAGCATTGAAAGAATACTATCACGTTGATCTTCAAGTCGCTTTAGCTCAGATGAAACGTCCTTAGGTAAAGAGGAACCATGATGAGCCGCACGTAGGAACTTAATACGATCATTTACACGCTTAAGCTCGCCATTTAGTTCATACTTAGAGATTTGAGAATCGTGAGATTCTTCGAGTGAATCTTCTAAATGACTATATCCATTCCCATATTCTTTCTTATATTTTGGGTTACCGTCAGAATGATCATTAATCTTCTTGCGATATTCAAGTTCTTTTACGGCAAACTCATGCTGAAATTTTTGAGCACCAGCTGCATTTGGATTTGATTTAGCTAGAGTTTCTAAAGTCTTAGATGGGGTAGCTTTAATCTTCTTAGCAATAGCTAATTTGCTGTCACCATAGACAAGCTTAAACCAATCAATGCCTTCTTCAATTTCTTCCTCATCAAGAACTCCAGACGCGCGCTTCCAATAATCGTATGCTAACTGTCCTTCTTCGTCCTCAGGCCATGAGTCGTCAGTGTAGTCAACAGCGATAAGATCCTTTAATCGAATCTTCTTAGGTTCTTTACTTGCAGGTGTATCTGATTGTTTCATATTAGCGATCCCATCCTTTAATTACGTCAGGACTAAAATTTGAATAAGAGAAATTCATGCGGTCAACCAATTTTACTGCGCCACCTGATAAATGATCAATTGCAACAAAACCTTCTTGACTTGTAACTCTAAATCCGTTCTTAGTTCTAATAAAAGTACTTAACTTTTTAAGAGTATCGAGTTTATTTATAATTAACATCTTTGCATCAATAATTGCATTTTGTAGCTGATAAACCAAGTTGAGGTTCTTTTTGTTTTCATCCGAAAAGAACTTCATATAGTCGTCGCGTTTTGCCGATGCAGCTTCCTTACCTTTTGCTGACTTCTTAGACTCGATGTCTTTATTGAAGCGATCTGTTGCCCATTTGATTAAGTTATCAACATGTGCTTTTGTATCCTTTACGGTTTCACCGCGACGTACATATGTGTTATTGAATGTTTCAAGGCTTTGTGCAAAGTCAGGATTGTCTTCAATTTCCTTGAGTGTAGAACCGTTGATCTTTTGAAATATCTTACCTGCAACTGACAGTCTTGCGGTTAGCTCAGCGGTCTCTTCAGCTGTAAAGGTAGCCTTACCTGAAAGGTCATGAACTTTTGCGTCTTGGAACCAAACTGACGAAGTCTTTTTAAGTTCGCTTTGATCAAAGTCATAAGAAGCTTTCATACTTTCAAGAGTAGCTCCGGTGTATCGTGTATGGAATACTACGCCAATTTTAGCTTTCTTGATAGTCTTTGCAATTTCGCTATTAGCTTGAACTGCATAAACAATTGTGTTGGGCTGAAACGTGATGTACTTTTCTCCATCATAGTCTTCAACACTAAGATCCTTTTGGGTGAACATAATGTCACCTTGTAGCACTCCTTTAATTCCAAGCTTTTGTAATTCATTAAAAGCAATGGACAGTTTATCAGCAAGGTCTCCAGACGTATCAGCACGAACGTCTGACACGCTCTTATAGATCTTTGGATTCTTGTTGAAGATACCTTTCTTAGCAACAAAGAACTGTCCGTCCGATGGATCAATACCAGCAAATACTGCCGGTGCACCATCCCATTTTACTGTAACGTCTGTGGCTGATTTAGCATTACCCGCGAGCATATCGCGTAAGCTTCGCAACGCAAGAATTGCATCACGTGCTCCTTTAATGCCGCCGTAAATAACAGCATCCTCGATATGAGTCATGTGTAAATTTTTGCCTTCAGCCGAAGCCTCAGCGATGTAGTCTTTAAATGATTTCATGTGTTATTCTAATTTGATAAATGGTGCGCTAAGATCGCTGCTGCTACTTGCATAGCTGATGCATGCTGTAATAAACTCGTCTTCTTGCGAGCTTTTTGAGATTATGTCAATAAGTTCAACTCCAAGGAATTTACTAAAGGACCAAGAAACGCCCTGATCTTTTATCCTGTCAACAAACTCGTCATATGAAACCTTTACGGTGTCCTTTGAGTAACGTGTATAGTTTGAATAAAACTCCTTAAGCAAGGTTGGGTCGCTCTTTTGCAATCCGCTACGCAGTTTCTTAACGTCAATCAGCTGAGGTAGCTTTAGTTGGCGAAGAATCGTTTGAATTGGTCCATAACTTAACTTCCCTTGGTTAGCATTCTTACCTTTAATTTCGCCTTGGAATGTTTCGGGAAATGTACGGAACTGAATCTTACCGTCTAACGTAAAGTACATATAGACGTCCTTACCGCTAAAGAATCCTTTGTTACCAGTTGTGAAGTGATCAAATTCAACAATCTTTTTCTTGGTATCAAAGTTGTAGTATGAAATATGAGCATTCTTTTTAAGTAGCTTCAATGACACGCCAACTACATCTTTGTTCTTTAATGCTTCAGTTAGCATGCTGTTTAATTCAGCAATACTTTGTGCATTCTCAAAGTGAATATTTTTACCAACAGGAGACACTAAGTAAATATCAGCTGGACTCCACTTATTTAAGTTTGAGAAAGCCTTCTCTTTAGAATTAAGAGTCTTGAAGTGCTTTTCAAGTTTATCTACCCATGCACTACCACGATGGAATGTGTAAGCTTTTCCATGAAGTAGTTTGTATAATTCCTCAGCACCAAGAATGCATGACTCACGCCATTCTTTTGGCAAGTCATTTAAGATACGATTAAGATCATCATCAACTTCAGAGTGAGAATATCCTTGAGTTAATTCAGCAGTATTATATGTCTTAGCGCCAGCCCATTTAGCTGCAGCATAAACTGCCTGCGCGCTTTCGGTTAGCTGTGTAACGTCGGCACCTGCACCAGAACCACCGCCTCCTCCAAATTCCTTTGACTTTGCAAAGTCCTTTAGGTAATAGACGGAATTGTCATAACCTCGAAAAGAAATCTTACCTGGGTCTTGCTTAGCGCGTAAACGACTTTCAGCGTCCGCGTCATAGTGCAGCGAAATCTCTCCGCCTTTTACAAGAGCTAATGGTAGCCCACTTTTAAGTTTGTCGATAAACAGCTCAAGACGCCAATCGTACTTATAAAGTTCGGCTGGTGCAAGGTTTGCTCCTTCAGTTAAAAAACTTCTAAATGATTTCATGCTTTTAAATCTATTCTGAATGCTAGTCCAGTAATTCCACTTCTTGACTTACCGCGGATGTCAAATTTAATCTTATTCATGATAGAAGACACATATTTTGAATCTATGACATAGAATCCTTTAGGACTAATAATTGAATCCGCAACCGCTCCTCTATATGACTTTAACGTTTGCTCACCAGTCATACTTTCATATAGTAGAGCTTCAGTGAATTCCTTATCCTTTTGGATATAACTCAGCAAATCACTCATTAATTTTGGCTTATTATTTTTCAACCACAAGTCATAGCTTTTATCACTTATGATTTTTCCACGTGATACAAATTCCTTAATTGTTGAATCTGATCCTTCAGTTAAAATCCTATTGAGATTTGATTGTGATAATAATCTAGTAGGAAGAACTCTTAATTCTTTTATGATAGAACTTAATACTGTTTTCTTTTTTGAATTGCTTAATGACTTTGATGCTGCCTCAAATAAGTCCGCTGTTGACGAACCCTGGCCTGATGCTAATTGTACGCCTCCAGCCATTTTAACCGATGTAGAATAAACCTTTGAGCCGATCTTAAGTATAATATCGGTTTTAGGTTCCGGTTTCGCGTAAATCGCAATCCCAAATGGATTTGTTGAATCGTCTGAATGCCACGCTTCAACGCGCTTGCCAGCTGCATACTTAATAATATGCTCAGTGCATTTTTTTGCTTGGTCTTCTATCTTCTTAGAATATGTTTTACCAGACGATACTATTTTGTTTGACATCTGAGTATTTACATAGTCAACAATCGCCCATTCTAAATCTACTCCTTCTGATGCAGCCATAGATGATATTTATTGTGCAAAGAATTTTGAGGCTAAGTCTGATTCGCGTTCACGCGGCTCAACCTCCCATGGTTCTTCACTTTCAATAAACTCATCATCTGGATAATATTCGCCGTGCCAACGGCTACAGCTATAAAGAAACGCTAATTCATTGCGATCAAACTGTTTCACGTGGATAAATTCGTGCGCCAGTGTTGTTATTAGCGTAAGATCATTCATGTCTTTGTCAAGCCGTATTTTATACTTAGACGGCGACTTAGACATATGATAACATTCACCATAGACGCTTTCTTTTGTTATAAGGTCTTCTTCGAGATGAATGTCAATTTGTATTTTTCGTTTACGTGGTAGTAAAAGCTTAAGAAAGTATACGGCTGCTCGGCGGACTAAGTCCTTACGAGTTGGGGTTTTTGAGCAGCCGTATACTTTTACGAGTTTCATTAAGCGTATGTTTCAATCATGCGCTGCAGGTCATTGTCGCTGACATCAACGCCAGCTGCAAGTGCACCTGCTGCCATAGATAGGCCGCGTGATAGCTTACGAAGGTTAGCGCTTTGTTTGCTCTTACCTTTACGTAGCAGATCAACAACGTGCTTACGTGCTGTAAGATCAAGCGTAAGACCATCTTCAAGTTGGATATCACCAACGATCTTTTCCATGAAATCATAGATTTCCATTTCAGTTGGATCGATGTTTACGATGAATGCGCGAGTGCGTAGTGCACCGTCTGGATCTAGCTTGTCAAGATCAAGGTTAGAGATAAAGATTACCTTACCAGTGAATTCGAAGAAACGTGGAATCAACCCTTGGTCAAGGATTTCTTCGTCGGTCATATCCTCGTTATCAACAACGTTCTTACCCATCTTGTTCCAAACAAGCTTACGAATCTTCTTGGTATCAGTTGCAGCCTTAAGCAAGTTACGGCTTTCCTGATCCTTAAGAGCGTCGTCAGAGTCATCGAAGAAGATAATATCGTTCTTGTAGCGGAATAGCAACGAGTACATACCAGCAGCCGAAGCAGAACCAGTATTCTTGAAGTAACCAGCACCGTCACGTAGACCCATGCTTGCAAGAATCTTTTCGGTTGTGTGAGTCTTACCAACACCACCTTTACCTGAAACGAAGATTGCGTTTGCGGCACCGTTGACCGTTAGCTTAAGCAAGTTCTCAAGGTCAAGCAACTGCTTTTCAAATGAAAGGCGCTCGCGGTTATTTTCAATTTCAGCGATGTTACCTTCAGGCGCATATGTTTCATTAGATGCGCCTTTTGTTACCTTTGCTTCAACACTACCAATTGCCGCAAGCAACTTGTTCTTTTCCTTTTTGATCTTTTGCAGATCCTTTGGAGAACCATCCCAAGTATACTTTGTACCGCTCTTAACAATCAAGGTTGGGTACATCATTTCAAGCTGATCGAAGATCTTCATACCAGCGCCTTTGTATGCAGTGTATACCTTACCCTTTGAGAAGTTTGGCATTGCAACCATGTCAAGAATACCGTCAAGCATATCCTCAACACTAACACCGCCTTTTGCTTCAAGAATCATTGCTGATTCTGCAACAAGGCCTGCTTCCTCAAGAGGAACACCATCTGGTAGAGTATAGAACGAACCAAGTTCTGGTTTTACCTTACTGATCATCGATGCAATGATCGGCAATGTCTTAACCAATGAAACTTCAGTGTCAAACTCGATGTGCCATGGTGTATCCGAAACGCCATCCCAATAGTCGATGCTGTGTAGACCAACCATTCCAACTGCAGTTACGCTAACCCAGTTAAATCGAACAGAGCGATTCTTTTTGTGAGTATAGAAGCGTAAGCCGAATCCCTGACCTTTACTGCTTTTAAATTTCTCAAGGCCCGGATAACGGAAGAAGATCAATCCTGTCTTTTTCTTGAGATATTTAGCAATAAGGAAAGCTGCTTTATCCGCTGAAGACGAGGAAATCGCCTCAGCTAAGTATCCTTTTAAGCTAAGTGTTGTAGACATATAGTCTATTTATACAAACACTAAATCTTCAGCATTTATTTCAACATGTCGTGAGCATAGATGATCGGGCGGTGGTAGCATACCTAACCATCTTCCTTCTCTTTGCGTACGACGTGATCCAATTGAAAAATCCTGAATTACTTGAATGTAACCGCATTCATCCTGATTAAGAACTGGGTGCATATGTGATCCCCATCACGAATTACATTATAGTCTTTTGATATTATAATTTTCATACTTTGAAGTCGCTAAAGGATTTTCCTCTTTGTGCATTATTACCGCCTCGACTAAATGGTGTATTTGCAACTGGCGCAGCTGATGAAGATTCCTCACTCATAATATTTGCGGTTGGATCAGCAACATCATACAGTCGCATCTTTGAGCGATCAATACCAACAGTGAATCGCTTATTTGTATTTGCATCATTATAACGATTCTTGAGCTGTTTAACCATAAGCTGATTCATCTTTTCAAGTTGCTCAGTGCTGATAAACGCAATCATCAAGTCAGCGGTTGCAGGCAAACCGAAACTTTCGGATGTGTCAGTTAGTTCAACATCGGAACTGTTATAGCCGCCACGTGTAACCTGTGTTGCACTCCAAATCGGAACATTAAATTCAACCGCAAGACCACGTAGTTCTTCAGCAATAGCCTTGATTAAGCTGTAAGTATTAACACTACCGCTTAATCCTTTAATACGGCTGCTAGCGCAAATGTTAAGATAGTCAATGTAAATGACATCAGGCGTAAACTTCTTTTTCAGTTTCAGCTCATGTAGCAATGCGCGGAAGTGTCCAGCATGTGCACTAGCTGTTGGATATTCCTTAATAACAATCTTACCTTTTGTGCGTTCTGATAGGTTCTTAATCTTCGATGAGAAAGCAGTTTGTGACAAGTTCTTTAGCTCATCAATACGAACATCAAGCAGGTTAGCATCAATACGTTCAGCAATACGTTCTTCTGCCATTTCCATCGTAATGTAAAGAACGTTGCGACCCATAGAAAGGTCAGCTGCGGCAAGGTGACACATACCCAAACTCTTACCAACACCTGTACCTGCAAGGATGATATTTAGTGTCTTACGAGGAACACCGCCATTGGTAATTTGATTAAGCATATCAAGATCAAACTCAATCTTATCTTCAACACGATGATAGAAATCAAATCGACGATCAGCATTCTCAAGATAGTCGTGACCTACGTTTGTATCAAATGTTACGCTTAAAGCTTTGTTAAGAATCTCAGGAATTGCTCCTTCGGCCTTATCTTTATTTTTGCCATCGATGATTGAGATGGCTTCCATAACAGCCAAATGAACAGCGCGATCCTTACACCACTTTTCAGTGCTGTCTACAAGCCATTCATGTTCAGCTGGTTGTGGCGTACTAAATTCACGTATCTCTTTTAGAATATCGTGACGGTCTGGACGCACCGCTGCATTACTTTTTTGAAATTCAATGTCAAGTACACTAGCGTTTGGAAGCTTATTATACTTGCTGATGAAGTCAAGAATCAGCTCATAGATTACACGCTGAGAGCCTGTAAAGTATTCAGGCTTAATATGAGGCATAGCTTTGCGTGTGTATGCTTCATTGTTGACAAGGTTGTTTAAGATAAGGGATTCAAGAGAAATATCAATCATGTGGTCTTCCTATTTTACAGTCGTTATTTGAGAGAATGTCAGCGAGAATTTCACCGAGCAGATTATTGAACTCAGGATCTTCTTGCAATTTGTCGCGGCGGTGTGTGAGAAAATCAGGCACGCTCTCAATCTTGTAGATAAACTTCAAGCGTGCCTGATTCTTTTCCTCAACTATACTGACTTTACCATAACGGTAAATTACACCAGCATATCCGCTACTTGTTAATTGTATCAGGAATTGGTCTGGATGTAAATCATCTTCGACCAACAAGTAGTCTTTTCCTTCAATCATTACTCTTCGTACTGCTCAAGGATTTCATCATCAGACAAGTCTTTAGAAGCAGTCTCAGTGATCATGTCACGCAGACCAATTGTATACTTGTCTTTAATGTATTTGGCAAAGTTAGTGTTATTAAACACCTTCTCCCAGAAGTCAGACGTCATAGTCTGCGCAGCTCGCAAGTTTTGCGTAAGCGGTTCTCCAGTTGCCTTGTTCACTGCCATGTACCAACCATTCTTTGGTTTGATAACATATCCACCGTCAATAGCAACATCAAGCAATCCAGACCACTTCTGAATACCGCCTTCCCAACTTACGCTGATCGGGATCTTCGACTTTTCCTTAACGAAGCGAGACTTCTCGACGTTAATGATGAAGTGATATCCCTGAATTTCAGTACCATCTTTATCTTGCTGACGACCAAGAATCCAGATGTTGTCGGCACTGTAAGTAATGCCGGTGCCGCCGCTAACAATCGCCTTCGGGAACAATCCAATTTCCTGATAGGTGTGGTTAATTGCAATAAGCGGAATGTTCTTCATTGTAAGATATGGAGTAACCATACGGAACAGACCTTTTAGCGCCTTTGCGCGCGTCATGTCAGCGACGCTCTTTTCGTTCAGAGCATCTTCAAGTTCCTTCTTACTTGCAAGGTTACCAACCGAGTCGATAACAATTACAACCTTATCCTTACGTTCAATTTGATCAAGCTGATTGACCAAGTCAAACTTTAGTTCTTCAATGTTCTTAATAGGAACATGTAGAACGCGCGATGTATCAATGCCAAAGCTTTCAAAGTATTGCTGTGGCGATCCGAATTCGGAATCATAAAACATAAGAACTGCATCCTTATGCTTTTTCAGATAGCTTGCAGCCATAAGAAGCGCAAAGCTAGTCTTGAAGTGCTTGGACGGACCTGCAAGAACAGTAAGTCCGCTAGTAAGACCACCATCAATGCTGCCGCTAAGAGCAACATTAATCATTGGCACTGGTGTAGGAGTAATATCCTTTTCCGAATAGAAGTCCGATTCTGAAAGGACATCTGCTTCTTTAATTCGGCAATTCTTTTTTAGTTTATCGAGTACGGATGACATAGTATTTGTATTATGTTTATTGTATATTAGTTTTGTGTTTATGTAAATGGAAAAACTCATCAAGGTCCGCAGTATTTGCTGCGTACGTTTCATCAAGCGTAACACGAACAATATTCTTATTCTTATTACTTTGCTTGATATATGAGCAGTCTCCATATTGCGTTTTGCCTTCAAGATACTCAATAACATTAAGCATCATGTCACGTGCAGTCGTAACTGGAACGTTTTGGCAAACGTGATTAAGCTTGGCGAGTGGTTTATCACCCACAAGATTAAAGTCTTCAGGCATCTTCATTAGACGAAGACCATCACGAATAGTAATGTACTTTTCGGTGAATGGGTTAATCATACAGTACGGAAGTGCACCGATGAAAGCAGGAATAAGTTGACCTTTTGGAAGAGTGACGCCGTGCGCCCAGTAGCCTTTACCATCATCGAGTTTTGCTTGCATTGCGCGTGCGCGCTTTGCTACATGACTATGGCCATTAGCGTCCATCCAATCCGCAACCTCAAGAAGATTCTTACCATAACCGCCGTCAGTGTTAACAATCATGTTAGTTGTCTTGTCAAAGTGTGTAGCCAATTGACCGATTGTCTTTGACTCCGTCATTGCCATGTTGTATGCAACCCATGCATTAGCGGTTGGGCATTCTTCATTGGTAAGAATATTCATCGGGTCATCTGGACGCTTTGCCATTTTAAGAACGTCTTCAACTGACTCAGGCTCTTTATTATGCCACGAAAAGATAGGAGCGGATTCACTCTTCGTGAAGAAGTAGAATGTGCGCGGTCTCTTTTGTGACAATCCATGCAGACGGCTTTCGGTATAGTAAAGATTCAGGCTGTATCCAAGCGCCTTACCAATTTCATGCAGACGGTCTGCTACTTTCTTACCGCTGTTACCATACAATCGTGGAGCATTTTCTCCCCAGAAAACAGTTGGCTTAATTGTGCCAAGTACATATTCTGCAGTGCGATACATCCAATCATTGGTTGCACTATTTTCATTACTTGTTGTACTAAAGCTTGATAGTCCTGCGCATGGACATGTTGTAAGAACAACGTCTACATGCGGCGCTACATAATCAGTGTTTTCATCTAAGAAAACATAATCACCAGACCATCCTTTTTGAGTACGGATGTAATTGATGTAATGCTCATCATTATTCTTGAATGGAGTATATGATAGTACATATTCGGGTAGCTGCCCATTTAGAGCTTCGGTTGTACCCAATACTTCACCCCCAATTAGAGGTACAATTGCTGCGTATGTATATTTCTTATTAGTCATTATTTGTTATCTTTGTGATTTCATTCATTACGATGTTATTTAATAGCGACCCATCGCGATGCTCTGGCTTAATCATTGCTTTTAGCCTATTTAAGAATAGCGTATATTCTTCAGGATTATTCTCTAAGAAATTTATCTTAGCTGCTAAATCTTTACTATCTTTAACTCTCAGAAACTCTGGAGCATTTAGATTATTTTGACTGTCATATGTTGGATGCAAGAATGGAATAACTCCATGATTTAACAGTTCCCAAAACTTCATTGTCACCCAGCCTGGCTTAATTGGAATGCAATATGAATACTTGATACGAGGAAGCATCTTTTGCAGTTCATCATAAGATACGCTACCTTTAAAGCGAGGATCATCTCCAATAGTTTCAGGATCCCATTGACCATAAACACTAACATCATCAATATGATCTAAAATATTTTCTTTAAGAAGACCATAGCGCGAAGGGCGACCTTCATTAAGAACAACTAGGAACTTAATGTCGCGCTCTACCACACCCGTTTCTTCAACTGGCGTATCTTCACCGAAGAATGACTCAAGCGAGCATGGTTTCGATTCAGTTTCTTTACTCTTATCGTTAATCAAATAAATTGTTTCAGACGATGCATACCTTGCTTCAAGTGGAAACTGAATGACGGTGTTATCAGTGTATGTCTTTCGGTGCTTGAAAGTAATTGTCTCATTGTATTGCGACAATACACTCGATGGCGCGTGTAGCAAATCCTTTGACATAAATGGAAAGAACCGAGGGTCATTTACGATCAATGTATATGGAACACGGTAAGTGTTTAGGTAAGAAACCAACGGACCAGCATAAAGAGCCAACATATCAATAGGCTTAGCTATTACAGTTGGATCCTTCATTTTCGTCACACGAAATGGCATATTACATGTTGCGTTTGGTCCTGCAAAAAGGATTCCAACATCCATGTTCAAACCAGACTCTTTAGCCTTTGCAGCCCATTGATCCATGTAATCAATACGGCAGCTAACCTTTGGTCCGCTATATGTCTTTTTGAAGTTCTTCCAATCATCACCCCAGATATTATGGACGTTACCGTTCTTATTAATACGATCACGTTCTTCAGGTGCTAGACGATCATAGTCGCTGCAACCTAACAAGTAAAATTGAATGTCAGGATTGCGATGAAATAGATTTTCATAATATAGCGGAGCTTCATTATCACCACCAATTGGTCCCCAAGACGATCGCTTGAAGAGAATACTTTTTCCTAATTTTCCTACAAAGATGTTCATGTTATCCAATCTTAACGCTGTCAGTATTAATATTGCTCATGTATGTATCTGGCTTAATTGCGCCATTTTCAATTTCACGTTCAAGATACACAATGGTATCATTTAGCGCTTCTTCAATGCTACGTGATGCAGACCACCCTAATGTATTTGCTTTGCGAACATCTGCGTAAATATCAAATGCTTCACCATTGATTTCAGGCATCATTGTATAAGTAATCTTTTCGGGAATATTTTGATATCCGCGCTTACGCAAAACATCTGCGACAATATCACCAATTTCATACAAGCTATAACTTTCGCCGCGGCCGAGGTTGTATGTCTCACCGATGGTCTCATCATTGTTCATTGCAAGGATGTGGAAATCATTGATGTCATCCACATGAATGAAGTCACGACGACGTTCACCGTTACCAAAGATGATTGGATTATTACCAGCCATCATACGAATTGCAAATCCAGCGAAGAGTGGAGGTACTGTTCGACGATAGTCTTGAATAGGACCAGCGACATTAAAGTAACGAAGCGCAGTGTATCGCAATCCTTTAGTACGTGCATAGCTTTCAGCAATCAATGCAACACATGCCTTAGATGTAGAATAGAAAGTAGTAGGATCGCTTTGAGATTCATTGTAACCATTTGGAGGCAACGCACAATTCTCATAAACCGCGCTTGTTTCAGAAAAGATAACACGCGGACAACCATGTGCTAGCAATGCATCAAATACATTGAGTGAGCCATTGATGTTATTCAAACACGCTGATGCTGAATCTTTATGACAATCATAAATGCTAACCAGTCCTGCAAAGTGAAACGTGATATCAGGCTTTACATTTTCAACATACGAAAAGATGTGTTCACGATTTGTAATATCACCAATGCACACGTGAACACGATTGTGAACCTCAGGAATTAGGCTTCCTTGTGCAAGGTTATCAAAGACATAAACATCATGACCATCATTTAGTAAACAAGGAATTAGATTAGTTCCAACAAATCCGGCACCGCCGGTGATCAGTATTTTCATATATGTAATTATTGATTTTGAATTCGTGTGCGTAGCTCACTTGTAGAGAACGAGTGGCGACGCTTATTATAATGAATTGGGCAAAGACCAACTCCAGTATGGTCAGTACCTTTGTATTCTTCCCCAACAATACGAATGTCAGGATTGATAGTTAGGATCATATCGACCAAATCGTTTTCGGTTTCAAACGGAATGATTTCATCAATGTACTTGCAGCTTGAAATTTGGATGTAACGCTCAAACACACTTTGGACTGGCTTGTTCTTTGTGTCTGGGCGATCTTTTGTTGGGTCTACCAGCAAGCCAACAATGAGATAGTCACAAAGTTGTTTTGCTTCCATCAGCATTACATTATGGCCTGCATGAAACAAGTCAAATGTGGACGCGGTAAGACCAATCTTTACGTCGTTGATATCTTTTCCAAGTCTAGCGGCTAGTTCTTTTTTATCTAAGAGCATATGTTTGTTTTTCGATAAGAGTAGTTATATGCAGTTTGTCTGCCTCAGTGGGTGCATATGGCAAGCAACGGCAAAGATGTCCAAGTGCATGCGCTTTGATTGTCCAGCTACTTACGCTATCTACAGCATTAAGGATTTCGTCTTTAATAGATGGTTCTTGTTTAAAGATGTCAATGCTTGCATAATATTTTCCAAGGTCAATGACATAGCTGCTATACAATGTAGAATCGTTGATTGGATCAATGAATGCAGGAACACATGAGTCAGCCGCAGCTCCCATAATGTTCAACGATGAACAATCACCGTGCCCAAATGTGAATGGTGTAGACTGCATTGCAACCTGTAGAAAGTTAACAATACTTTTTAAAGTATCGGTTGGCAACATGTTCTTTACGCGCGCGGTACAGCGTTCAACATATGCAAGAGCGTCTTTATTTCCGCGCAATGCTGGATGTTTGCCGAATGATATGATACTATCAACCGCATCACATACACTTCCAGTGTAAGCAGGCAGCCTACTCATACGAATAGTGTTGCCGATGATGTTGTGGACATGTGGTGTATTGTAACCTAATGCGGTTGCATGCTCATACCACTGAATTGCTTCATGACCGTTTGACGCGGTCTTATAAACGCAATCAGTAACTGCATCATAATAAACTGAAGCACCTGACCAACCGTTTTGTAGATCAACCCGATCAAATTTTTCAACAAACTGCTCAGGAGTTATTCCTTTATCATCAATGTAATATGCTGCCAGCTTCTTTTGGAAACTTAGCGTATGATACTTTACATTATGATCGCTCAACCACTTTTCAATTTGCTTACGATACTTATCATCTGCTTTTTGATAGTCACCATCACATGAAAGCTGACCGCGTGCAGTTACAATGTGAATGGTCCATCCTTGATCATACAGCTGATTTAGTTTATTAATCAGCGGCTGATTTGGTTTAGCATTCTGCCAATCACGATTAAAAGTAATTGCTATTGTGTCGTCATAGTCAACGACAAGTGTTGTGATATGTTGTGCCATGTTACAGTTTATTGGTTCTGATGTATTCATCAATCAGAGGTAGATATGCATCGTACATTCGCTGCTTTTCCATCTGAAGGAAATGAATCACATTTGGAATTTTCTTAAATGGCTTAAGCGGTTTATCTTCCTTTGGATATCCAAGACCAATATTAACGGCTGAACGGAAGCGCGGAATCTCTACGCCTAAGGAATACATATGGATGCCATAGAAGTATTGTTCAAGCATCCAATCATAACCCCAACCTTTTCGACGTGAACTTGTCTTATTTAGACGATTCACGAGAATGCGATATATGTCGTCTGATGAGAAGAAAGCACGAACGTCGTTAAGCAAACGGTCGTTATCTTCCATAGTGTAAAGAATGCTTCCTGAATTGATACGATGCTTTGGCTGATTAAATTCCGCAACATCAACATGAGGGTATGTACTTTGAAAACCATTAACTAATGTTGTAGTCATCGTTGACAAGCCGTCCTCTTTGACAACATAATCATACGCAAACCATTCATCAAGCGGCTTGAGAAACAAGATGTCGTCGTCAAGCATCAAGCTCTTGCGGATACTCATATGACGAGCTGCATAAATGAACACAAGCATTTTCACTGACACTTTATACATGTCATTGATGATTGGATCATAATATGGACAGTCCGCAAACAAGTCATTCACGGCAGCCATCATATCGGAGGTATAGATTAACTCAAACCTCGAATCATTTACAGCCTCAGCATACTCTTCCTTTGAGATGTTGCCACGATCATCGGCGATGAAAATGACACGCTGATCAGTTGGTAAGTTATGGACGTTATAGTACTTTATCAGAGTACGCACTCTGTAAAGATTAGACGTCGGGATAAACACTACGTTCTTCATGCGTTCACATTGCGATTTAGGAAGTCTTTGGAAGGAGACTGACCATCGACCTTGCCACGTGAATATGCAGCTGCAAATGAAGCATAGTTAATAAGATCTTTACAGCTATCCTCAAAGCTTTCAAAGTTCGGAACATAGCTTGGATCGTTTTCCATAGCCTCAATTACCGAATACATTCGCAGCACTTTTGCTTGAATGATGTCAAGAATTGTAGCAACGCCGCGAGGATAATAATCTGCTTGACGAATACGTGAGTGGGGATTTTGGTAATCGTTTGACTTCTTGATTTGAAGTGCTTTACATTCGTCAAGAATTTTAATGCTTTCTTTTTCTTCCATTCGGGTATAGTCTATTTTGTTTGGTTCGTTTGTGTAATCAGGTGCAGGGATAAAATGCGCAACCAGCTCTGGAAATTTCCTAGTGGGTTTGGCTAGTAGCGCAGGAATCTCATTCCGTATCATAAAGATATTATATCAGGCCGTGCACAAATTGTAAACAATTTATTGCTCAGAGAGTGAAGCTATATAGTCCTCAATCATCTTAAAGTGTCTTTCATACACATGTAAAGAACCCACTTGCCACGACGTTTGTCCAAGAACAACAGCATCACTTGGATCCGCAAGACAGTCATTGTATTGCTTAAGAAGTTCTTTTGTTACATATTGATGCCAAGCATAATCATTGCGATATCCGAAGACAACATCATTGCTGCGCATCTGGACAACTGTATGTAATGCGCCATCACGGATCAAGTACTGCGCTGCATTGGTACAAATGAAATCACTCATGCCATTTGAGTTGTAATCCGTATGCATACTTGGGCGCGTGTAAATCATTACGGCCCGACGCGAATCTTTGTTAGAAAGCAATTCATTTAGAACATTTTGGAATTGCAGACCATTCTCCTGTGAGAAAATTAGATAGCCATAGTTTGAATTGATCTTACCTTCACGGTCAGAAACGGCTGTCCAAATCTTCGGAACAGGATCACCGATGTCTTTGACATATAAGCTTTGCGACAAGTACCAATCCAATTCCTTTTCAATGTATTCATCGTTAAGAGCTCCAAAGATTGTCGGTTCATCGGCAATGAAGCTTGCGCCGACAATCTCTACGGTTTTTACACCAGTCTTATCGGTTGAGAAGTGCCCTTGCTTATAAAGCGATGCAAGTGTGTCGCGTATGTCTGCTGTTCTTGGTTGTTTCATGCGTAAATGTATTCTCTGATTTTAACTAGGTTGCACATGACGATTGTATCTTGTTCGTAAATACTTTTCGCGATGTAATCGGCTTCATCATATTCTCCGTTTATTTCAGCCTCAATCATAGCGTTAACTTGAAGAGGACGATCGCGATAAATGTACGTTTGACATTCTTCAATGATGTCATGTACTGCAATGCCTAAGTCCTGATCATCATATCCGTTTCCTTCTTTAACGAAGATAAACATAAGTGATGCAAGTGCATCGTTTTCATAGCGTTCTGGACGCTCGGCTTTAAACATTTCGCGAAGGCGATTGAGGATTGGAATATTCATATGTCTAATATAATTTATTGTTGCAAGAATGTAAATAACAAAAAGGCAGCTGACCTTAAAGGTTCAGCTGCCGGCAAAAGCACGTGCAGATTTTAGCAATACTTATCAATGAGTGGATGAGAACTTTTTGCAGGAGGCGGTGCATGATGTGAACGCCGATGCCAACCGCGAATCTGATTTCCCTGCACATCATAATTGCGACCGATGCCAACCTTTTCAGACTGTTCATCAAGGTAACCGCCAAACAGCTTTGCGGATTGCATGCGGCGATTGCTTTCCTCAGCGCCAAGAGTCATGCGGTAATACGCACGCCAAAATGTTTTCTTGAGATTTTCCATAATGAAAAAAGCGGGGCTTTCGCCCCGCGTGAATGATTCAGCCTTCTTCAGCGATTTCCTCAGGAGTCGCGATGTATTCAAACACCGTGCCAGTTTCCTCGACCTCGTCGAGATCTTCAGCGTCAAGCTCAGCATTGATTTCATCGGCAATGCTTGGCTTGGTCTTCTTGGGCGCCTTAGCGGGTTTTTCCGCAGCAGCCTTCTTAGGCGCCTTTTTAGCGGCAGCCTTCAGCGGCTTGGGAGCGACCGCTTTCGGCTTGCGGCTCGTTTCAAGCGGCGCATCGGGAGCGACGGCGGGATACTTGCCACGGGAAAGCGCACGCGCCTTGCCAAGGAAGTTCACCATGATTTCGCTGCAGGTCAGTCCGTATTTTTGGCCCATCTTGTAAAAGTGGGCGGCGGAGAATCCTTCGGCTGCGGACGGCTGGGAGTTCATATCTTCCAGCATTTCATTCATTCGGGCTAGTGACATAATGTAGTGTAGTTTGAGGTTTTAGTTTCCTTACAGAATTATTCTAACAGGTTTTTGGCTGCTTGTAAATAAAAATCTTCAAGAATTTTTCTTGGCAATTTCAGCCGCCAGTTTCTTGGTGAAGTCCGGGAGGAGTTTCACAAGATGATCGGTGGAAGACTCGATGTCGATCCAGACATTCTTATTGCGGAATTCGGACTTCATTTGTCCGTCAACGACATATCCTGGAGAGCATCCGCATGAGCAACCGGCGGTTTTTGACCAGCGGATTTCAGCGTCTTCGCCAAAAATCGTCTTCAAATCGGCAATGTCGGACTCGACTGCCTTCCGCTTCAATGCATTCCACGTGCTGCAAGTGAAATTGAGAGCATAGATTTTGTTGTCGTCGAAGAATTTGTCAACGACCTTTCCGACCGATGAATTAACATACGCGCGAGCGCCATTGATTCGTTTTTCGCGGCCGCCTCTAGCTCGGCAATTGGTAACTTTGATCATATTTTGCGGTGGTTTCCTTACAGAATCATTATAAACGGAAAATGCTTGGATGTAAACAAGAAAATTCATAAATTTTCACAAATTTTCTCCACAAAGCAAGAATTTCGGCATTTTCGGTGAACCTGACGGATATTCCGCCGCATAATGCAGAATCTTCCTTAGATTTCACAGTTTCTTTCTTGTAACCCAGCCGATACTTAAAATGTAAGTTTTTGATTGTACTGCCGCCGAATGCGGTTGAATGTCAGGCCTAAACAAATGGAAGCTTCCAACTCTCTGAGGGATTTGCCGAGAATGTAAACCAAGACTCCATTTGCCTTTTAGTGTAATGTTTAAGCGATAATGATTTTTGTCTTCACCCACGGTGTCAAGGTGCTCGCCGATGGTTGCACCGGTCGGCATCGATATAATGTATGCATCATACGATTTTCCAACTTTAAGAGTTAGCTTCTTTAAAGCCGATGTTTGCTCACATCTCCCTTGGGTCCATTTCATATTATTCTTCAATGAGTTCTAATAGACTAATCATTACTTCTTGCAAGCCTTCAAAAGTAGTCGCATTTTCAATCTTGCTCCTCAGAGCACTTGCTGTCTCGCGCTTACGCTTAGCTTCAGTTCCATGCACTGGGCAATTTGGATCTTCAGCAATCCAAGGCCCTCCAATACGATAGCAGTCACACATATGATTAAATTGTAAAGATTCCTTGCCAAACTTGAAGTTCCCATCCACGCCGCTTGGACAATCCGCGCAGAGGTTTACCGTTGCCATACATATATTTCGGCATTAGCTTAACGATGCTATCATAGTTTCCGGCGTTCAGGCGATTCTTGCCATTCACAAGTTGCCTGAGATTTGATTCACCACAGTTGAAAGTAAAGCTGACCAGTGCAGCACGTTGATATTCCGTAAGCTTCACATGAATGTTACGATCGACGATCTTAGCGGCTTCAGACAATTCCTTTCGAAGCAAGTGTTCGGCTTGTGTGTGAGTCACCGGAAGATTGGCACCTGGTCCGGTGTAACCGTAGCCGACGGTAAGTACACCAGCAGGACAACGATAGGGCTGTGAACGGAAACTCTCGAAGCGCTTAACACCTTCAATGATTTCATCAGTCCAATTGACCAACTTTACCGTAGGCTTGATCAGCTTGGGATATTGAATAGGCGTGACCGTATATTTCAGCGAAGTCAGCTTGCAGTGCGAAAGACCAACAAGACTGGCAACGGTAGCGCAACCTAAAGCAGCAATGGTGAGTTTAGTTTTCACAGTGAACGGTTTCCGATGTGAACGATTCCGTCGATGATTACGACGTCTTCAGTAGGTGGGTTAAGGTCGATGTTTTCCCATTCGGCGAATGAGTCACATCCAAATCCGCCAGCAGAAAGGATCCTGACTTGAGCATCTTGTGGAAGCTTTTCCAGGAATTTAATAAGTTGTTTGACAGTAGGTTTCATTTCAAAAGATCGGTTTACCTTGCATCAGTTCGGCATATCCTTGAGGCGACAGGAACACTTGAGTTTTAACAACATACGCGACTTCAAAGAATGAGTGGTTTTGCGCCGCTTCTTCGGTGTTGAACATTACGAACCCATCGCCGTTTCGTTCATAGCTTTCGTAGACGTTTGCAAGAATCGAGTCTTCGCCTGCTTCCGCGTGAAGTTCTTCTTTGAGAATTGCACGAATGGCCGTGCCGTCCTTTTTATGGTAGGTGCTTGAATTAAGCGACCTATCATTATGTTTGCGGTAAGTTGCGTGTTGCATTGGTGGTTTCCTTTCAACCGAGTTTCATTTCCTCTTTGATTTAGAATGAATAGCGATCGACATATATTCATCAGCATCGTCATTACCGTAAACGATTTCATTATCCACGGTGTATAAAAAATCGAACTTTATGGTTTTGCGACCTTTCCGTTTCAAGCGGAAACTCGCGCATTCAAAGATTTCGTCAAGTACTTGTGGGTCAACCGTTGTTGAGCAGATCCGAGTGTTTTGCGATAGGCCGCACTTTGAAATAATGTCGGCGAGATCTAAGGTTGGAATGTTGTCGGACATGTGGTGGTTTCCTTACAGGATCATTATAAACGGAAAACCGACCAATGTAAACAAGAAAATTCACAAAATGTGAAAATTTTTAATTTTTTTTCATTTTTCCGTGCCGAAGCACCTCAATTTTCACAGGAGCGGTCCCAGACTTCACAAATCCGAGCTTTTCCGCGGTACCGATCGTAACATCGATGATTCTTCCTTTAATGTAAGGTCCGCGGTCAGTAATCGTCACAACTTCAGATTTTCCGTTGCTCTTATTTGTAACCTTAACAACCGAACCCATAGGAAGAGTTTTATGTGCTGCAGTCAATTCATGGTTAGCCAATCTTTTACCGCTTGCGGTCTTAGTACCACGATTTGTCTTTATGCTATACCAAGACGCCTTGCCATGCTCAACTGCAACGACAACAGGTGCAGTCTTTGTCTTTTCACTTGAATGTGCAAATTGTGAACACGACACAGAGAGTGTCGCGAACATCAGAATAAGTAATGTTTTCATTATGCTTTTTTGTATTCTAGTTCTTTTGCCTTTTCCTCAGAGAGTGTCTTATACCAAGGCATTCCTGCGCCTCTCTTACAAAGGCTACCAGCTTCGCCAGTCATCTCACAGATACTGTCAGACATCGCTTCAGCGAAGCTTACCATTCCTTGAATGACAGAGTCTCCACCATCATAGTAGAATCTCAATGTACCGAACTTTTCTTTGATTTGACCAATCTTAACTTCGGGAATGGGGCTCAGTTTGTATTTATTCCGCGGTACGAGAAACGTCTCAATACGGCTGAAGATCTTTTTTACAATGTATGTTCGCCATGGATGGTCTGCTTCAATACCTTTGGACTCGGCTACTGTTATAAATCTCTTATTCTTTAAAGCTTTTGCCTTAGGGTCATTACAAACACGAATCGGATAAACGATGGTATTCCAAATCCAAAGACGAAGCGGCAACGCAAAGAACGTGCGAGGAGTATAGACATGGTTGTTCTCAACTCGAAACACGATGCTTTGGCACAACCGATCAACCAGCTTATACCAACCTGGAGGACAGCTGATACCGCAGTCAGGCGGCAACAGTTTACCGTCCGCATCCTTGTCAAAGAGAGATGGATACTTCTCCATCAGATACTCCTCAAAAGACTTTTCTTCTTGTATAGCCATGTCAATTTTATCTCTAATTTCTTTAAGAGATTTCACTTTCATTTTCTTTAGGAGATGTTAGGTCATGCACAATTCCAGTCCATCCACAACCGCAACACGTACATCCATTACGGTCTACATATTCTTCTTTCTTTGATAGATCCAAGACGTATGCAACCAAAGTTTGAATTGTGCTATTGCATCCGCAACTTGGGCAACATGAATGCTTGTGATTGTAACTATGCATAAATGCAGTGTATTCGTCCATAGGTTTTATAATCATTAATGGTATGTAAGGCGCATAAAAGAACGACGAATGTTTTGGTTCAGGAACGTTTGTAGCGATCACTTCATAATCGGAATCAGCGAATTTATCGCTATAGATCTTTACGTCCATAAGTAACCAACACGTGTTACAATCGCATGCATTGCCCACTGATCTTTTTCTTCAATTAGTTTCTCAAGGCGATTGGTTTCGCTATAAAGTTCATCATATGGAAGATTCTTCATATCAGCTGGAAGCGGATAGTCTGGATATGATTCATCATGTTGCTTTTGTAATGCTGGACGTTCAGTCTTGATGTAATCGTAAACTTTCTTTAGTTCAGAATAAGTCGAGATGACATTGTCAACATACTCCTGAGAAACATGTCCTGCTTCAAGTTCTTTGCTCCAATCAATGTCAAGCTGATTTAGACCCTTTTCCTTTTCAACAAAGTCAATAAGACATGCAAATAGCAGGCGTGGGATTAGCTCAACCTTGTCGCACCAAGTGTTTGGTATTTCCTCTGTGAGCCACTTTTGGCGAGGATTAAAGTATGATGTGAAACCGTAATAGACATCGTGTCTCCAAAAACGATTAAAGAGCATAGATGGCTCACGGAATACGCGGAATAGATTTTTCAGATATGCTTTCATTAGAGTAATTTACGAACGCGACTGATTGCTTTACCAAGCAGATTTTGACCACGCCACTTTGAAGGATCGGCTGCATCCGGATCATTTGGCCCAAGTCCGATTCCCCAGATTGGATCCCATGGAGCAGCCTCAGCAAAGATTGTATTAACATCATACGAAAACAAAAAGTCACGTAAATGATTGCACTTAGTAAACTTATAATAGTTTCCAAGAAACACGATGTCTTCTTTCACGGCGTCCCAAAGCGTAGGATCAAAGTTCTTAACACGTCGACCGAGGTCCTTTTGGGTTCCTGGATGTCTCTCTGCAATAATAAGGTCGGCTGTATCCAAATCACTAAAAAGAAACGCCTTTTGAGCCATCATCCATTGTTCACAACAATTAAAATGATAGCCGCTATATTGATCATAGAAACAACTATCCTGATCTTTAAAGCCACCATACCATTGGCTAAGCGGTCCTTTCTGAAAGAGGACAATGTTTCCATGCTGGACGTATCCATATTCTTCAGGTGTTTGTAGAGTTTTCATTTTATTTGATTTCTGCTTTTATTATGTATAGACTGTTGCGTTCGTCATCGCGCATTTCATATTCAATATGAAGCATCGGATCACCTTCATACCACAACTTTCCGTTTTGAGTGACTCCGCATCCGTAAGTGTTATGTAGCATTGCACAATCTCTAGGGTTGCGACCAATCAGCATAGACGGATCAATCGGTGGTTTCTCCCACTCAAACGCATGCATGTTGAACGATTTTTGATTAAAGCGATATTCATCTAATCCTTCTTCCCAAAACTCTTCGAGACAAACATACGTGCTGCTACTGTTTAATTGAACTCTTCGGACGGTGTATTCCCTCCCAAGTTCAAGAAGACTCTTTTCATTCTCAATAACATTTGAGTGAAATGCAAATTCAGTTGGCTTTACATATTTGATCTTCTGGCCCCAAACTGGAAGTCCGTGTAGAAATTGTCGATCATCGAATAGCGTTCCCATGATAGTTGTATTATAAACAGTTTACGTCAATTGTAAACAAGAAAATTCACCATTCAGCGTATTCTCCAATTCTGTTTCTTAGCGCAATTAGGCTTGCCTCAAAGTTAGTAAAGAGTGGTACCTGCATCTTTTGGCAAACGATATCGACGTTTCCTTTACGATAGAATCCATTGGGACAGCATACAACCATCTTGCCGCTATTTGCAAACATGCCAAGCTCAAGGAGAGAAATGGGACTTTGAGTAGATGGATCAAAGTACATATAAATGAAGTCAGCTGCAAGCAAATGATCAAGTTCCCAAGATACCTGCTCATAGAAGTTGGGACTGTTTAGATCTTGAACCCAACTAGAATCCCAATCAGGACGCCGAGGATTATAGAAGTCGATAGAGTTTCCAATCGGAATAACGCGCCTAAAATAATCAATAGCTTTTGTTTGCCAATCTTCAGCGTTACCCATTTCAATACTTCCTGCTAGGAAGACTGAAGGAGCGGAGCTGTCTCTCTTAGAGTATCTCTTAGAGTATCTAGGGGGAGTGTATACAGTAGTGTTCGTTTTCATTTAGATCGGGAAGTGGGCATATCCACAACTATTAGCTTCAGGAAACATTGCTCCAATCACCGCAGCGTCCGTGTCGCTAATTTCAATAACTTTGAAGTTATTAAGGAATTCATCGAGAGAATCATACTCAATCCATTCGTTAGTCCCGAAGTAAACTTCAAAGTAATTCTCTTCATCAATTTTGCGTTTTTCTTTGAACTTAGCAATAGCAGCATTCCATGCGTCGATATTATCGTAGAGCTTAAACCCGCTGACATCCATTTCATCAGCCCAATTGTCGTCAAATTTTACTAGGATCATATTGTGTTATTTCTTTTTGTAGAGTCTTTATGCTTTGATTGATATTATAGCATTCCCGTGAATAGTTATAGCGAGACTTATGTCGCAACAATCTTTTCAGATTTCGTAGACGGTTCTTCTTTTCTTTAAGCGTTTCACTTTGCATAGTAGCCGCAGTCTAGGCAACCATCATCATGATTGAAATTTCTGTGCTGACATTCATCTTGCATGCGTTCAATCTCAGCCATTTCGGCAATTTCTTGCGCGTCAGGGATGTAATGTAAATCTGGCTTGGATGGTTCAAGTGTCCAAAATCTGTTTGGTTTCATATGTAAGTTGGGTGGCGGTCATAGTATGAAAATGTTAAACGGCGGAGGCTACTCCACTTAAGGTGCCCACTTTAAAGCATCGCTACCGTAATTTGTGATGTATTCATTGCCATGGACACCCATGGTATGTAATAGTCAACCACATTTCAACCTCTGATCAGGTCACTCATGTTGCCTCCTGTGTCAGTCCGAGACTAATCTTTAGGACATGCCCTCATTGCAGAGGCTGAAATGTGGTCTCCCGTATAGGTCCGGGAGCACGACCGTGAATATTAGAAGCTCTTGGCAACCTCGCCACGAACCTCGTTCAGAGTCCAGCGCTTCACAACGTTGCCATCTTTGAAGACCTGAACGAACGCGCAGTTCTTAACATCGTCCCAAGTTGCTTGGTCCTTCAGTTCAAAACCATCGGCGGTACGATAAACGGCAGTCAAGCCTTTTGCGGATTTCTTAATTCCGCTGTCAGTCTTGGGATCCTTGAAGATCTCAATTCCAACACGATTACCTTCAGCATCGAAGACTTCGCCGTAGGTGCTCTTAACCGCAAACATATGCGTATCGCGAGTAACATATTGGTAAGTGTAAGATCCGATACCATACACAAGGTTGGTCGAAGCAAAGCCTTTAGCCTTGAGGCGTGCGCAGATTTGCTCGGCACGTTCAAGCGTAATACTGTCGCCGTAGATTGCACCGATGTGGCGGTCAAGCTGCTTGTAACCAGTGGACGTTTCGGTACCACCGAAGATTTCCCAAAGGCACTGAATCATACCCTTGACTTCAAGCTCGGTGAGTTCCTTGCCTTTCGATGGAAATGCATTCGCTAGAGCTTTAAATTGCTTTTCGTAAATCTTACCATCTTCACAAATGATTTCATCTTCGGTGTAGCCAGTCACAATCTTAACTGGATCACCACTGTCAGGACGAATGACAACCTTACCATCACGAGCCATGATTAGATCTTTGAGTTGAGCTGCAATGCCACCGTTTGGATTAACAACATTCCAGAAGTCCCAAGTATCGGACACAATAGACACAATACCGGACGGATAGATCTCAGTGATGAGGCGCTTGAAGGTTTCAACTTCATCTTCCATACCACCCATGCACATAACACTGTGTTCAGTAGCCGCAACCGAACCACCAACAAGCTGAGTACGGCGGCTGCAATCATAGTGCTTCTCAAGAAAGCTAATTGCCGGCAGTGTATCAGTTCCAGTGAAAGACAGGAGGTGACCGCCGCCGCTAGTGCAAGCAGATTCACGCGAAGAGTGACCGCGGAAAGAGAAGTCGTGACCTTGCCATTGGACAAATTCACCCATCTCCGGATTCGTCTCATCAGCATAGCGCTGAAGAATACGGCGGTACATCAGCGCGGTTGTAGCGCTGGTACACGGCATCCACATTGTAGTACTGAGAATGGTCTCAATAGCATTTGTCAGCCAGTAGAAGCGAGCGTCGGTATTCCACACGACGAACATCGGAACGCGAAGGTCGACATTCGAGCCTTCAGGCAGCGCCCAAATCTCAAGCGGCAGATGGCCAAGAGCGTGGAGGTCGCGGATGTGCTGATCACCGATGTTGTTCACGCCAAGGTAACCAAGCAGATCGTATCCATATTGCTCAGTGACTTCATCAAGTGGGAGATTGAAGAAGTTGTTGTTCCAGTCCTTGATCAGATACTCGTCCATGAAGTACTGCAGACCAAAGAAAATGATCTTATCAAGGCTGTTAATGCGAGTGCCGCGAGCTGTCAGATTGCTGAAGACAAGCGCGGAGTTGGACGGATATTGACGGCGGTGATCGACCTTGTAACCGTCAACATTGAGCGGTGCAAGAGTAATGACATTATTCGGTTTCATATTTGTTGGTGTATGTGATGTTATTGATTGATGAGATCGGACGGTTTGATACCAAGCACCTCAAGTTGCTTTAAAGCGTCAATGAAGTTTTCTTTGACTTTTTCAGTTTCCTTTCGGATCAAGTATGCAGAGCGAATTTCAATTAGCGCCAGGAAATTTTTCGCTTCCTCCCAGTTTTGTTTTCTGATAGCGCCATAAAATCCGACTTCAGCGCTTAAAGTTCTCAGAATGTAGTCGTCTGGCTGACCCTCACCGTCACGAGGGATGACTGAGCATTGATTGCCGCATGCGCACGTGACCCAATCTTTCGCACGAAGACGCGCGTCTTCGGCGGCATCCTCAGAAATGTTTTCGCGATTGAGAAATTCATTCCAATCGAACGATTCTTTGCCTTGCGTTTCACTGTATGTTTGCATAATGTTGTGTATTGAGAGTGTTAGTTTACTTGGATTCATTGATAATGACCTTGCCTTCCACGAGTCCAAAACCGGACTTTTCAGTGAAGGTAAGAGTTTCCGGGGTTTCATCTTCACGCATTGGGCGTGTCAGAATCCACATGCTAGAGCCTTCCTTCCAAGTAACATTGACAAGCTTTGTCTTTGCTGGAAGATTGATCGTCTGTGTTCCGCCATATGATTTGGCGCGTTTGTTTTCAGTGCAAGACGTCGCAAAGAACGCAAGGGTTAGAACAGAAAGAGCGTAGGTTGATAGTTTCATATTGTTTGTGTCGGTTAGATTATAAACGGAAAACGAACGGATGTAAACAATTATTTTTCTCCGCAGAAAAGAATTTGTGCAGTCATGTTAGTGCTGATGTCACCTTTCTTGCGGAAAGCCTTCTTCTTTGAGGTGGTGACTTGAACGGCGACGCTTGGCATCACTCGGCTAAGCGCTGGGATTTTGCGGCCGTCACTTGCAAAAAGGTCCATGTAATTTTCGACAGACCGACCGTCAATTCGCACTAGTCCAAAGCAACGCAGCTTTTCATTAAAAATGACCATGAACAATTCGCCATTCATAACTCGAGCAGAAGATCTCATTGCTTCAACCACATCACCGACATACAGTTCGGTTCCGTCACAGTCGGTCACTCCTGTCGAATAAAGAACTTCAGCCTCGATCGGATCATCGTTGCTTACGTCAAACAGAAAACCTTCGCAGTCAATTGCGGCGTGACGGTTGTTGATGTACTCGCGATTTTTGTTGTCCCAAAGTTTGAATTTCATAATGTGGTGGTTTCCTTACAGAATCATTATAAACGGAAAATGTCAGCTTGTAAATAAAAAAATTCACAAATTTTCATATTTTTTTCACAAAAAAGAGGTGGGGAGACCGTAGCCGCCCCACCTCATACATTTTAGCCGATCATTTCACGGTTTGGGTGCCAATCGACGGAGTCTTCATGGCATCAAGGTATCCGTTTTGCTTCAGGAGCATTAGGTTGATCAGCTCAGACTGTGTAGCGGAACCGCCGCCGTTACCCGAGGCATCCTTTCCGCTGATAACAACCTGAGGAACATTAACCTTAGCAAGTGCAGTTGCAACGCCAATCGCGGTTTCACGCTGAACCTCAAGCGTCACGCGATCCTTTTCAGTGATTGCACCTGCTTGCGCAATCTTATCCTTTTCTGCTTCCGCAAGGATACGAATCTTTTGCGCTTGTTCTTCAGCTGCTTGCTTTTCTAGCTTTGCAACTTCAAGTGCTTGCTGTGCAGCGGTTTCAGCAATTTTCTTCTGTGTCTCTGCAACCGCAAGTTCTTTTGCAATTTGAGTTTCCGCAACTTCCTTTTCTTTCATTGCGGTAATCACTGCTTGTGCTTTCTCAAGGTTGGACTTTGCTTCGGTTTCAGCCTTTTCACGCAAGCCCTTCTCAATAACCATCAGACGCTGTTGGACTTCACCTTCACGCTGCGCCTTTGCAGATTCGGCTGCAAGGAATGCATCCTTCTTGGTGCTGAATTGCTTTTTGGTCTGTTCGTCATACTCCGTTGCGGTGATTGAGAACTGCGTTACAGTTACGCCATATGTCGCAAGTGGAGATACCTGAGAGATGACTGGTTTACCATCCTTGGCAAGAATGACTTCGGTTGCTGCAACGCGGAGCTTCTGGCCTTTTTCATCTAGCTGTTCAATCTCACGCTCAACGCGACGCATTTCATATAGTCCATCATTTAGCTGATTAAGAACAACAGTGTTGAACTCTGACTTACGTGCAGCTTGGTTTTCAGATGCAGACATAAGAGGACCAGATGCCTTAATTACGTTTGCCATGTGAGACCAAATTGCAGCTTTGATGTTTACAGACGAGCCATTAAACTGTCGGTGAAACTCTCGCTTCTTTTCCTTTGTGGCCGGTGAAGCAATACGAATTGTGGCGTCAAGATCAGCGGTACCGCCGTCATTGAATGTCACACGCGTTGATTCATCGTTTGGCGACATTGGAGACGGCAACTTAGAGAACTCGAAATACATATTTCGGTCATACTCTGTTACCTTTGGGAAGAAGGCAAAGTAGACTCCAGGGTCTTCCTTAATTTCAACTTCACCGCTTAAATATTGAACAGCTTGCCATTCAGTATCATCAACTTTATGCACCAAGTTTACACCAACCATACAGATTAGCGAAACTACAACCGCCGCTAGGATTAGCTTAATTTTCATGTGTATCTTTGTTTTTCGTTTTCTTGTTTAGTAGAGGGACGGAAGCTGCGATTTTTTTCGCAGTCTTTACATCTTCCTCTAAAGCGTTTTTCATATCTGAAAGCTGTCGTTGACGACGCTCAGCTTCTTCTTTAATTGTAGAGAGATTGGCTACCACCGCAGAAACGCGGTGGCGTGCAATCTTAAGCATAATCTTATCAACAACCGATGTGAAGAAGATGCAATAGACCGCAGCTAGCGACGCTAGCCCAATTCCAGTGAATAGTAGTAGTTTCATCGTGTGGTTTCAGTTAGAAGGTTAGATTCATGTGCATACTTGACCATTGCTTGTGTGTATCGTACTGAGCCAGCAGAGCTACCTGGCGTTACTTGAAGACTTCCGTATGGTTGCCAACCCATCTTGGTATATTCGTCAACACTTAGTGACAAGCCCTGAATATCATTATATGCTTCAAAGATTGTGTAGCTTTCAATCGTTTTCATACTTAGATTTTAAAAGGTAGGATATCAACGGTTTTGTCATTATCCAAAGCGAAACCCGCATAATCGCGTTTAGAGTCAGTTGTGACAACATAATTGAATTTTTGGCGCAGGTTCATCAAGCCTTCTTCACAGTCAGCATGCGAGATGAAGATACCAAGCTCACCACAGTTACGTTCACGCAACTTGTCAGCAAGACCAAGGAAAGTACCACCATATGCAACAATGTCATCGATGATAAGCGTTGGATATCCGCCAAGATCATCGGCTTGGACAAAGAACTCCTTAAGCGAGCCGTCGCGCACATCGCGGACTTTTTCACAACGGATAAGATTGACACCGTTTTGCGGAAAGCGCTTTGCAAGGTAAGATGCAACCTTACCAACACGCTTGCCTGCGCCAGCATCGGGACAAACGATATTGATGGTCGTCAAATTTGTTTGTGTAATCCACCTACACAGTGCACGCTCAACCAAACCGCATTCGTCATGAACCACGACATTATTCAGCAATGCCGGAGTGACTTCGCTGTGCGGGCTGAGAATATGAACCGCATGAAAGCCGCATCCGTTAATCATATCAGCAAAGATCTTGACGGTAAGAGGCTCGCCAACATTACAGACACGATCTTGACGCGCCGCGGGGAAGTATGGAAGAATAAGCGTGGTCTTAGAAAATCCAAGACGGCGTGCAGCATCAGCTGCAAGAACAATCTTAAGGATGTCGGCGGCGGTGTTGTATCGCGCAGCAATAATAAGATGCGCGTTGTCAGCTACTTGATCTTCATTGATGTCAAGACGAAGGTGAACTTCTCCGCCTGGGAATGTATTCTCTTTCAAAGGAATACGAAGTAGATTTTCGGTTTTCGCAATTGGACAGTAATCTCCGTCCAAAGAAACGAAGTAGGTTTGATGAGTCGACGTGACCCAATTTAGATGTAGGCGTTGTTTATTCATAGAAATATGTGATTATGTTAAAGTTTACTTTTCCCAAAGTCGCGTAAAGATAGGACCATCATTATGTTGCGTAGGGACATAAAGATACTTAATTCCAGTTTCTTTGTCTAGCATAATTCGACCGTCACGCCGCAGGTCGTCAAATTTGACATGCTCAACCACTTGAAAACGTGGTGCAGCAATTTTCTCTTTGTGCTCTTCGTCCAACTCCCGATCGTTGCATGACGATACAAGGATGGCTGACGCTGACAAAATTACTGACGTTGTCAATAGTGTAAGGTTAGTTTTATTCATAGTGTAGAGATTAGCGTTTTTTGAGAATTACGACACGTTGGCCGTCCCATTGTTTTGAACATGTGTAAATCGGATCATCTTCACGCTCAAGAGGAATGTAATCTTCATTACACAATGGAGTGTCAATCGTGATACCGTCATTGAGAGTAAGAAGTTGCAGCTGCAAGAGTTCGGTTTCTAGATCGTGGATTTTATCCCTTAGAGTGTACATGATGTTTAATGTCAGCGGTGATTCCGAAAGCAAAGGTTGCAAAGAGCGCAAGGAAAAGCAGGTTACGATTTGACTCTACGCTGATCAGACTGTAGTGATGGGTGACTTGATGAATGCCGATGTGAACGGCGCAGGCAAGTGTGGTCAGAATGAGATTTTTCATGCAAAGGATTCGTGATACTCTTGAGTGTCTTCAAATGGAGAATAGTCAGCGTGTCTGTCAATGATTCTCCGATAGCGTTTCTTATAGCGGCGAATGATTCTTTTTCGCTGAGCTGACATCGGCTTATTGAAAGGTTCGCCTCGACCGCTGTTGAAGTATCCTCTATCAGGGTAAAATGTTTTAGCATTCATACTCTTTAGGTTAATAGGCTGCGGTAAAATCTAAAGTTACAGTGTCGGTGTTCACTGAATAATTCGCCTCGATTTTTGTAAGCTTATGAAGCGATTTTCCGTTCTTAAAAATGATTTCGGTTTCAAGTGACATGTTGGGTTGCGCAGCGAGACAACGAAGTTGATCAATTTCCTGCGCAAGAGCACTTATACGATCGTGAATGGTCATATGAAAAATTACTGATTCTCTTCAAGGAATTCGCGGATTTCCATAGCTCCAAATGAGAAGAATTCACGGTCAATGACTTTCTCACCGACGCAAAATTCAACCTCACCATCTCCGCTTACCCACACATTAGCTTCGTATTTTTCCAATAAAACAGCCAATTCTTTGAAAAAGTTTTCTGAGTTTTTATCCATGATTTATTGTGGTGGTTTCCTTACAAGATCATTATAAACGGAAACCGACCACATGTAAATAACTTTTTTCATAAATTTTCACGTTTTTTCACAAAACGATTGATTTTCAATAAGTTACGGATCAAAAATACCGATTGACCGTATTTTCAAGGATTGAAACCAGCTGATCCGAGAGTCCGAACCTTTCACGGTTTACCTGGATGGACTTGTGGACGTTTCCGTTCTTGTTCCGCTTAACAGCAGCCGCCCAGTCCGCAAGCATTTCGACGACGTCAAGAAGATCCATTCCGTCTACACCGTTTGGCCAATGTTCAGGATGGTGAGTGTTCTTGCTGTAGTGATGCAGAATTGCTGGCTGCACTTCCTTAAGCAGTTCGTCATATGCAGGAGTTCCATACTCCGTCTTTGCTAGCTTTGGAGTATTTGACGCAAAGACACTGCGTTCCGGTTCCTCAAATTTAGAAGCATCGTGAACCGCGGCGCGGTGATCGAGTTCTTTAATTAGAGTCCAAATGTTTGCGCGAACTTCATTGACGTGTTTCAATGTTTCGCTATCATGATGTAGTAGTTCTTCATTCATATATTTTCAATCACGTGTTTCAAGATACCTTCACTATCATAGAAGGAAAACTCAGTGTATGGCAAGCCGTTGCGATTTAAAGCGTCTTTCACAATACCGTCAATCTTCTTTGCTGCTTCAGCGTCTTGCCAACGGCCTTCGGTTCGGTATTCTTTACCATCACGATTCAAAAAGATGTTTAGGCTTGGATGACGTGCTTCATATTCAGCAATGATTGCTTCCATATGATCTGCAATCTTAAGGTCGTCAAAGTAAGATCGAGTATAGCATGCAGACAGCAACACTGGACTGTCTGTCACAATATGTTGTATGCCATGCGCAAGAAAGCGGTATTCATAATTGAGTTGCTTTCCCATTAGGTACACTTGGTCAAAGCCGATCACGTCTCGTTTGGCGATTGCCCAACTCTTTACATATTCACTAACAAGTTCAACGCTATAACCACGTTTCTTTAGTTCAGCAAATAGCCATGATGCTGTTGTACTCTTACCTGCTCCAGGTCCTGCATATAGATTAATCCTGCTCATTTTCTTCTACGTAAATTGTTCGTATAACTTGCTTTGGGTAAACACGAATTGCATGCATCCAGTTGTAACTTAACGTACCAAGGTATCGACATCTTTCATATGATATACTAACATACACATCTCCGTTACGGTAAACCTGATCTACAAATTGATAATCATCGTCACCACCTGTCAAATAATCATCTACAAGTTCGGTTGCAATGTCTGATTGAAATTCTTCCCAGTCTTCTTTTGTGTTAAAGAAACTCATAATGGTTTATGCAGTGAGTACAAAGTTCTTCAGAGACTAGACGATCATATTCAGAACGTTCTCCACGGTTTAGCAAAAATGCAGCAGCAATCCATTCCTGTCGAGAACGCGCAAAGCGATTTCGTTCTTTAGCTAAGATGCGAATTATTTCATCTTTGCTTTTTCCTTTTAGATCGGTGTGTTTATCAAAGCAGTTCATTTAGATCAATCTTAACGTTAATGTAGTTTAGAGGCATTGGAGGCTTGATGTAAATTGACGTTACACTATGTCCACATGTTTCACACTTAAAACAATCTTCAAGTTTACCGCTGCTAGGCGGCGGATCAAACTGAATAATCCCACCTCTTTCATATACATCATATGATCCTGACAAGATTTGTCCAATGGTCATACGCCCACCGCATTTCTCACACTCGCCATTCATAACAATGGAAGTTCTTTAAAGATTGCATGCACCTTTGGGCTGATATGTTCACAACGTCGAATCTTAGGAGTACCTTCACCAAGACCAGTGTAACGTGCTTCAATTTCAATTCCCCAGTAATAGCAGCGCTTATCAGCCCAAATGTGAAAATGACATTCTCCTTCAGGATCATAGTAACTGCGTTGCGGATGCACAATATCCTTGCTGTTGAGAATGTATCCAGTTGGAAGCGTTTCAACGATGAGCGGAGTAATGAAATCTTTTGGCTTGAATTGTTCAGGCGGATTTTTCATGCACTGAAGTAACTCATCCGCCTCGGTTTCGCTTAAGTTACATTCTTTACTGATGGTGTCCGCAAGCCAAGTGTCTCCGTAATCTCCACCATACATTTCTTGCCATGACTTAAATAACTCAGGCGGGATCGAGAGGATCATAGTTTGGTCTCTGAATACTTCAAGAGACTGCTTATTGTGGTTTATTGCTGCTGTGATCATAATTCAGATACGATTGCTATTTCATTTTCAACAAAATCTACATCTAAGTAAAAGATATTTCCGCCTATCGAGCATAAATACATTCCATAGTCGTCATGATATCTAATAAACGCTATTTGATCAGGATTAATCATCAGAGCGAATTTTTTACTAAACTCAGGCTCTAACGTGCGTCGATTTATAAACACTTGCCTTGCTTCGGTTGATAGTAACATTATAGTAGCGGTAAGTGATTAGTAATTCCTTCAAACTTAGAGTCCCAATGCGGTCCAATTGCGCAGCATGTCATTGTAGGAACTCCATTGAATTCGGTCGCCCCATTATCAATAATCAAATGAGAGATTAGTTTGGCATCAAGAGCTTTTTGATGAATTACTTCTAGTTCTTCTTGGCTGTTGACATAGACAGTGATCTTACGAAAAGAATTTTGCAACCAGTGATTGATTTCGTCTTCATACTTTTCTATTTCATATGTGCTAGAACAAAACTCGATGACGCACCAATCTTCATCACGCCAATCTCTACAGACAGATCCGTTCTTTGTTAAGAATGACATACTGGCATGACTAGCCTGAGCGCACATTTTGCCCTTGCGCATATTCAGATCTTTGCGCATGACAATGACTTGCTTTGTATCCATCTTTACCAATGTCTTATTGTGTTGGCCATAATGAAGAAGCAGGTAATGAGGTTAACCACCCAGAACACGGTTCGTATGATTGCAGCAATATCTGCTTCTCCATCATGATCAGTTGCTTTTTGACCCATCGCCTTTGCCCAAATGTTCCATAGACGTTTGAGGCTTACGGCATTTCTTTTGTCTTTTCTTTCGGTTGAAATCACTTTGGCTATGCGCAACTATTTCGTTCTTACATGTGCCACATACGAACATACACGATGTTTCATCATAGACATAATTACATTTCTTTTTCACGACGTGTAATTTTTCCGGTTTCTTCACCCCAGATGATCATTGGACATTCTGCTTTGTATGTCAACTTCACGGTATCAACAATGAATGCATACACAGATTTAATCATGTTTCCAATACGCCCAAAGCAATCGGTGATCCGACCCATAACTCCACAGAAAGTATCGGCAGTTTTATCAGTGAGGACAAATGATTTGAGGAAGTCGCAAATGATGAGTGTTAGATAGTAACTGATACCTGCGACGATTGATCCAAGTAACACTGTAAGGACTGCAAATAGAGTGATTGTTGCATATGCAAGCGCAAGAAGCTTGTACACAATAAAAGCCAATGCACCAATAAGAATCGGGATAATGATCTTAAAAAGAAACTTCCCACAGATGCTGGTGTAATTAGAAACCTTACGGCGACGAAGCGCTTTTTGTCTTTCGCGTTCTTCTGCAAGCTTTCTTTCAGCTGCTAGCTTCTTTTCATATTCACGTGCAATTGGCAGATGTGTCTCTTGCCAATTTGGATTTTCGTCAAACCATCTACTAATACGTTTTGAGCATTTATATGTATAGTTACGAAGATCTACATAAATGTTTAGGAATGCAAACAATGATCCCCTGTCGCGTTTTTCATTATCCCGATACTGCTCAAATTCATCGAGGTAATCTGCAATGAGACATAGCTCTTCGTGTGTCGGCTGCAATGGTCGAAACGGATCAGCAGACTTCGTGATAGCATTGCGGATAGGCTTACTCCTACTGTCTAAGTAATCGTTAAACTTAACAAGATGTTTCGCACACACACGGCCAACGTAGATGATTGGAAACAATACAACCGCAACCCATGTCATCCAGAAGAATGGACAGTATCCCATGTAGTATGAAGGTGCATCAATGTCAAATGCGTATTTTTGGATGCGACACATCCAGTGATCGCGAGATAGTTTCTTTTCCTTTTTGCGGATGTCTTCAGTGTTGTTCATTGTTGTGTAGTTTAAGTAAGAATTTTTCGACGTCTTCGACAAAGGCGCAATCTGGAAAATCTACGCCGTAGTAATCTTGGATCTTCAAGTAGCGTCCACTATCAATTCCGATGAAAGACATCTTGTCCCAGTTCTCACGAGGAGGCAAATTGTCAATTAAGACATTATTACTTGATGCAATTTCTTTATTCTGCGCCGTTCCAGAACCACCATATGCAGTAGAGTAACGGTGCTTCTTTAAGTCCTCGCGAGAGTAGATATGACTATGTGGAAAGTTCCAACCAGCAAGACGATTAACTTCTTGCGCGTAATCACGAGTCGCTGTCGTCAGGATGTAAACATTTTCGGAACCTACAAGTTGACGACTAAATTCAACAAGATGCATGCTGCACGGTCGAATCTTTGTATAGTATATGTGATCTTCGAGTACGAGTCGAACGTCATTAAAGCCTTCTCCAAACGGGCTAAACTCAGTGTGAATTAGCGTTTCGTCAATGTCCCAGAATACTCGATCAATCATGTTTGTATTTTAAACCAAACTGTCGAAAATGTAAACAAGAAAATTCATCACAGCGAATTTTAGTTCAGAAATGGAGAATTTAAGCGGTTCACCATCCATTGATACCAAGTAATGTCAGGCACACACCCAAGAGGAGGCACTGGCAAACGAAAGATTTGATAAGGGTGACCTTCATTGGTAATGAATGGATGGTGATCTCCACTTTTCTTTAATTCTTCAAATTCAGCATGATCCATAAAGAAGTGTCGACGATACAACGTGACCTCTTTACATTCTTTATCATACTCTATGTAATACGTCGCTTCTTTATCAGGAGGATAGATGTTCATTTGAGTTTCCAATAGTATGCAAACGTAGCATGATTAGATTCAAAGATCCATGGAGAATCTAAACACTTTAACCGAATCATATCTCTATTCATATCACATGATTCTAAAGTCGCGACTGTTAAATCATCGACATGAATGTACTCTGCACTAAGTATGACTGGATATTTGTTGTAATCATTCATCGGTATACATTAAGAGGAGTTGAATATATGCTGCCTGCTATAGACAACTTAGAAAAGTCAAGCGCTTCATCATTATTCACTCGACCAACAACGTGGACTTGATCCGAATTCGCAAATGCTTTATAGATGTATGGCTTACGATAGCTACCGCAGTACATACTGACCTCATAAATGAAATACATATCATTTCGAGATTCAGATTCATCAATCAAAAAATCGCCATCATAAATTGGATTGCGGTTTTTATCAAACAGTCCACTAAAAAGTTGAACTGCATATTCAGAATAAACCGGTCCACATGAACGTGTATGCTGAGAGTCAGACTTCCAATCATAACGCAATGCATATAAGTTGCATTGTAGAGCGTAATCCGATGGGTCATCGTAACATCCTAGTGTCTTGTTCCAAATCTTAAATAGTGAAGCAGCTGGTGTCATTTTAGTATCTGATTTCTTTACGGTTTTCAAGTGCAAGCAAACGTCGGTGAATGTCAAGCAACTTTTCATCAGAAGTTAATGCTTGCCATGCAGCCATTTCGGTTCGACGTTTACGCTCCTCGCATTGTGGACAGACATTGTTTATGAATGATCTTACACAGTCACATGCTTTACAGTATTGTTCTTGGATGTATGCCATGTTAGTCTAGTAGTTCGGGATTTTCGTGAATGTTGCCGACGACTTCGCATTCTGTTCCAATACTAACACCGCCATCATATACGTCGCGATCGCATGACTCAATTGGGCTGTCAAGGTAATAACCCGCCCATGGAGAAAATACAATCGGTGCATAGAATTCAGTCCCATCATTCACAGTAACTGCACGAACGATGTCACCTTCATAAATCTCAGCACCATTCTTGTCTTTCAAGCCAGTGTATTGTTGAACGATAAAATCGCTTTGTGTAAAGATATCATAACAAAAATAATGACGAGCTTCAGTTTCAGATAAGAAGTATCGCATCTGCTTATCCCAGATTCTAAATTTAAGTTCTCTGCTCATTGTTCTAGTAGTTCAGGGTTTTCGTAGATGTTGCCGATGACGTGCATAATACCGAAGTTACCCAATTCACGTTCCAAGCATGTCACATGTGGACACAATGGATCAATCGTTAGTTTGGCAGCTTGCTTCTCAGTTGTGAACCATGTATCAAGCCAATTACTGCGATGTACACGAAGGAAGTATGCAGCACTGCGCTCACGATAGAAGACTTCATACACACCAAATGAATCTGCAGGACCGTGTTTGCGACCATGGTCATCTGTCTGCAACGCAAGAACTAATTCAACAATGTCTCCATCGTAAATCGGGAATTTATAAATATCATACTTACCGCTAAATTGCTGAATTGCAAATTGATCATATGACTTACCGCTCTCTTTAACGATCAACGACAATTGCTGCAGACTATCGGCGTAAACCATAGTCTTCTTTTCATAGTCCCACAGACGGAATTTCATTTCACGCGTCATTGTCATATACGTCATAAAATAATTCAAAGAAGCCGAGGCCGATGAATATGCGACGGCGATGTTTGGCATTCATACGTAAATCATTAAAGTAATCTCTCGAAAATCCAAATGCTTTCCAAAACATAAGAGGTAGTATTTGTATTCCCATTTCAATATTATCGCTGCGACGGCAATAGTATTGGAATACACATGTATTTGGATTTCTTAAACCCCACGATTTAAAAAATTCAAATTCATGAATGTCTCCATTTTTTGCTTTGATCGTTATGTCCATGTTTACTTTCGGCGTTGTTCGTATGCAGTTACCGCAGAGTTGGCAACATAAAACACCTGCCCATTAACGCTAGCAATACTTAGGATATTACACAACGTCTGGTATAAGTAAATAGCTTCAGTCTCAAGCTCAGATTTTTCCTTCTCGAGTTCTATGATCTTTTCAATGTTCGGGTCCATATTATTCTTTCACTTCACATACGATATCTTGAGATGCAAAGAACAGAGTGTCGTCTGGATCTTTTGGATTAACGAAGCCATACCACTGTTCATAGTCGTCTTCTTCACCAAATCCATCTAGCTCGCCGTTGCACATCGCAATCCCAACAAAGTCGCATTCACGCCAATGTGGGTGATGAAAAGCGATTGCATACTTTTTATCTTTTTCAGGAATCATATTACCTTTTCACTACTTTAAATCCTTTAACGCGGCTTACAAATTCCGCGGCTTCCTTTGCCGTAAACCATTGAGCATTTGCGCGTTTACTTAACACAAGCCATCCGTCCGCAGTGTATGTATAGTCAATGTATAGATTGCCTTCGCCGCAATAGTTTTGTTTATTCTTTCGCGATACCTTGATGAGATACTTACCTTCGCGAAGGTGGTCTTTGCAGAACCGATTGAATAATTTGGTACGTTCGCGACCTTGTATACCCTCTTTGGTTAAATGATCTGCAAACTGCTTCATGCGGTCATATATAGTCTCTCCGCGAATTTTAAATGTTGTCATGTTACTATTCATAATCTTTTACTCCACAGCATTTGCAGCTATCCCAAAGCAAATCTGTACCGGGTGAGGTGAAGTCACCTTGCTTAAGGTAGTGACAAAAGCCATTGCTTTGCTTAGGCATAGTTGGAATAGAGTCAAGGAAAGGACAATAGACAAACTTACCATTCTTTCGAGAATAACAATATCCTCCTTGAGGAATAAGTGCATGACATTGTTCTTCGGTTAGAGACGCTTGCTGTAATGGAATTGTATCTCCATCAGGCGCAATGTTCTCGAAGATATGCTCAGGATCTGCACCTACCGCAAGTAGCTCTTCACGTGTTGCGTATGTGTAGTAAATGTCACTAGTCATCTAAAAGAAAGAATAAGAATAACAATATTGCAGCAACTATGCAATAATCACACACGTATGCAATTATCGCAAGTATGAATAGGATACCGTAGCTCATAGTTTAATCAAAGATTAATGTAAGTATGTATAGCATTAAGGCAATTTCCCATTCGCCCCAACAAATTAAAAGTAAAAGTAATAAAACCATTGTTTGATAGAACTATTATAAACCAAATCTTCCGGTTTGTAAATAAAAAACTTTAGTCAATCCCAAGTAGTTTCTTGATGTTTTCGCGACCCCATTCATTTGCACTATGAACATAACAGCGTGGAAGAGACACGTTCTTTTCACGACAGGCATCAATTAGGTACTGTGCACATGATAGTCCTGTCTTATACTTGAGATTACCATACTCAACGACTCCGCATTTGGACGTGACATCAAAGTAATGACGCATATGTTCAAAGTGAAGATCATGGTCAAATGAAACGACAGTAGGAATACCGCCGTCACGGATCATTTTGACAAATTGGTCATAATCGCGAACAATCACCCAGTTGTGAATGTTGCTTGCCTCGCACAACTTTACTTTTTGATCATACAACCATGCATCGTCGGGTTTACGAACATCATCAAGAAAAAGATTGTAGCTCATATGTTGTAAATTGTTCGGCTTACGGAATCTCCGCATTGCTCACACGAATATTCATCAGTCTCGTAGTCATCATATTGAAAAAGACCAATCAATGCGTTAAGACTAATTGTGCTATTTGTGATACCTTCTTTGACTTTGACAAGCAGATAATCAACAAGTTCGTTTTCTTCTTCTTCCGTCAATCGTGTTGGTTCATAGCTCCCACCGACAGTCTTTCCGTTCACGTCAGTGTAGAAAGCAGTGCAGCCTTCGCTAATGATTATGTTATACTTCGTCATTTTTCTTCGGTTGCAAAACTGGACCTAATATAATGCTTCTAGTGCTTTTGTTAAAGCGACGAATAAATTCCGTGCATGAAATCTTTGACTCAAGCGTGATTCCGTCATCGTAGCGCCAGCCATCAGGATCAAGGATAGTCCATCCTTTGCATTCCGGTAGGAACTCTAGCCATTCAGCCGCAGTCTTTTTCGCAAAGATACGATCATGGTTATCGCGTCCTTGTGCGCTATAGATGCCGCTTTTAATTTCGGCGCCAGTGATATCATTCGTCGTTGCCATTTGTCTTTTTGGTTTTTGTTACAAGAACATATCTTTCCTCGCTGCCGTTTAATGCAAGTGCATAGTTTAGAGCAGCGATTGTTCTTTCATCGCATTTGAATTGCTTACCTCTATATTCATAGAGTCTTTCTTTAGGTTGGTCTGTAATGTGGATCATGCTTTTCTCGATATACCTCAATTAGGTTGTTTATAGAATTTATCGCGCGAATCAAATCAGTTTCATCATATAGCGCTTCATCGTTACGACAAATCGCTGAAATAGAATCAATAAGATGCTGTTCGGGTGTTGGATTTTCTTTTCGGATAGTTATCAGCTTTGATTGAAAATGTGCACGTGCTTTTTCCTTAGCTAATCTCTCAACAGCCAATTCATCATCAGTGTATTCTTTAGGAGGTGTATACTCTTTTAGCGTGATGCCTTGTAGACTCCCACACTCATACTTTGCGGAATATTCAACCCAGCCGTAAACATACCGATCGCTGTTGTCAGACTTCGGATGCCTTAGGCTAGTGTAAAAACTAATTGTGTCTGTTATTTGCTGCTCTTCATACCATGTGTCTTTTACGACATATGAACCTATTGAATTTAGCTTTGCAAAAAAGTCTGCATCTTCGCCAACCGGTTCACCTGGGACAAATTCACCAGTTGTGTTCTTTAAGATCAGCCTACCGGACGCGTTCTGAATGTACGTCGACATTGCCCGCATTTCAGTGTCTTTTGTCTGAAATACAAAATAACCATCTTTTCTCACCATCAGTTCACTAGGAACAGTTGGCAATAGAGACGTATTGATTTCAAAGTAGTCGAACATTCCCATAGAAGTAGTTATTTAGTATTCTTTCTTTCGGCAGGCTTTGCGCTTCATTTCCTTCTTACGATCCTTGAAGGCAATCGTTGGAGGAGCGACGCGATGACGCACGAGGTTTCGCATCTCAAGTGAGTTTTGTGCAAGACGTTTCATGGTGATTTCGTTAATGAGATTAGAGCTTCCGCATGGAGCCTTGCAGCTTCTGCAGTGAGGTGGATTAGGCCACACTCTAGTACGTGTTGGTCAATACCGCCGCCGTCCCACGAATACGCCCAAACTTTATTAGGCGCCACAAAAGATGGAATGTAATATCCGGTCCCGTTCTTCAGTGCCTCTCTTATTGGCTCAGGAACATCATAGTTGCCGATCTTAATCGTCTTAGGTTTGCGGCGGTATTGTATATAAGTCTCAAAACGAGGCGCTGTGGTGCAAGAACGCCACACACCATCAATTGTTTGATACTCCCAATTTTTCCAAGCATTAATGTCAATGGCAGCTTCCGTCCAGTATTCCTGGGCAAGTTTAGCATGAGGGTGTGGTAGAGGTTGTTTCATTTTGATTTTTGTTCAAGTGATCGAAGTTTATCGAGTGCAGTCCACCATTCAGATGAACCGATTGTCAGTCTTCTTAGTGCAATTTGAGCTTTAGCAATTTCATTCATTTTTAGAGTTTTGTTGCTCGAGGAGTTCCAGGCGGCGTTGCAGCAGGTCATTTTGCCGTTGCATTTCTTCGGCCATACGACGTTGTGAACGTGCAGTTTCAATCTCTGGAGCAAAGTAGGTGTAGTCAACATCAGAGTCGTACTCTTCTGGATTGTTGACACCATTCACAATGCCGAAGACTAACATCGCAACTGCTGCAACAATTGTGATAACAATGAGCAGTTCAATAAGCGTGAATCCTTTGGTTTTCATAATGTAGTGTGTATTAGTGGGTGAGAAGGTAATGTGCGACCGCACCGCCGATGAAAGCGCACATAGCGTTCATCGTCCAAGGGACACTATAATTCCGAGGAGCAAGCATTTTAAGAAACTCCGGAAAAAGCCAACCGACAAGAGAAGCAGCAATAATGTAAATGGACATAATGAATTTAGATAGATGGGTCAAAGAATGTGCTAAGATAGTAAGATAACAATCCTATGCATATTAGGAGTAAAGTTAGGAACATAAAGTTAAGAACCGTTGAAATTAGCCGAGGATCACGCTGGCCTTTTCAAGGCGCTCAAACTCTTCGGCGATGATTGCGTCATGTTCATCAGCGGTCGAGGTGGATTCCTTGACGGCCACGGATTTGGCAAACTCGCGGTCAGCCGCGTGGCGGCGGGCGATTTCGGCGATCAGATTCTTGCGGGCGGTTTTAGCAGTTTCGGTCATATTCTGTGGTGGTTTTCCTTACGAGATCATTATAAACGGAAAATGCCGGCTTGTAAATAACTTTTTTCATAAATTTTCACAAATTTTCGTCAAAAATCCCCAA